TTACCCATGATCAATTCCCTTTACTTCCTGAACAGCTTCTTGCTTTGGTTTTTGATGAACGTCGGTAGAGTTTAATTCTGTTAGATAATTCTTCGCGCTGGCATAAAGTGTTCTGGCCATATTTTCAAACATCGAATAAGTCATAACCATTCGTACCGCTCTCGGCAGTAACTCATATCCCTTACTAACCACAAAACTAAATTTCTGATCACCAACCTCCAATACAAGGGCCTCTGCTTGCTTTTCTACCTGCAGCATCAGAGAAAGGATTATTTTTGTTGCTTTTGCCTTTCCTTGAGACACCAAGAAAACAACAAAGCCGCTAACCAATAAAATTAACCCCCAGTAAGCTTGGAGGCCCGATAATACAATATCCACTTTTATTTCTCCTTTTCAAATTGGCAAGCACTTGCGAATATTAAGCGCCTGTTGCACTTACAACAGCTGCAGTATCTCCCCAAGTCTTCCCGGAAAGGATTGTTTCGTTCGGATGTCCCACGGGTCCACCCCCGACTATGACAAGATGCTCGGCTTTAAAAACGTCTGGCGGTGGGGTCTTATCATCAAATCTCAAAAAAACTGCACAGTTGCCAAGTTTGATTGACTCTCTTCGCGCCGGTACCAAGTAATCCTCAATGCCATGAGCTAAAACCGCTTCTTTCATCTCATAGCCCCTTTTCTTTTGTGTATTTCCACTGACACTAACCTCGAAATGATCCCCAATCCCCTGGGCGATCGCTAAAGCAGCCTGATCCATCTTTTCCAAGATCGTGGCTTCCTCTGAATTAATGAAACCGTGCTCAATGAGCACGGCCGGCATCTCTGTCCACTTTAATACATACCAATTTGCGTATTTGACACCACGGTCTGTCATTCCCAGCAGAGCCATTCTTGCCCGGATCGCCTTGGCAATCTTCTCCCCTTCGCCCCCGGCCGCAAGAGCATAGACCTCGTTCCCGTATGCTTTCGCAGCCGCTGAATTATTGTGGAAGGAGTAGAATGCGTCACCGCCCAAAGAGTTGGCCGCTTTTACCCTATTTTTCAGGTCCAAATCAACGTTGAATGCTATCGGCGCGCAGAAGTCCTTGTCTGTAGTCCTAGTGAACTTCACTCTGAAGCGGCCTGTTGCTTCGAGAATCACTGCAATTTTCTTGGCCAACGCTAAAACATTATCCTTTTCCTTAGTTGTCGAGCCTACAGCTCCCGGATCTGCGCCGCCATGGCCTGGGTCGAAGATCATATCATATATCTTTAATTCACCCGAATGACTCACCTCACTTTACAAAAATACTGGACAGAAACTCAGGGTTAACATTCTGACCAATGGCCGCAAGCGTTATGATGAGCGCTAGAGTCACCGAACCCTTAATAATCCATTGTCCACCAGATGAACTCCAAAACCCACTAGCCTCTTCGGCATATTCGCGAGCCGTTTCGAGAGCAGACACTCGCTTCTCCATTGTTTCTAACGTCTTAGAGGTTGTCTCCAACAGCTGAGTGAGCTGGGTGATAATAATCTTTAAATCTGTTATGGTCTCACTATGTGCGTTTAATCTGCGCTCAGCCACCTCCATCTGCTTATCTAGTCCTTTATGTGTTCTCTCACAGGATTGTTCTGTGACTAAGTTTTCCCCCGCCATAGCCCCACCTCACTCCTATTAGGCAATAAAAATAACGCCCTTTTTTAAAGCGTTTGCTGCACATAATGAGTCTATTGTGCATTAGTCAACATAGTCTATACCGGTAATCGTCTTATACTGTTCTTCAGTGATCTTGCTCTTAACCACAAATACTTTAACGTCATCAATAGAATAGTTTACTGGATAGTTACTTGACACAAATTTAAACCAATCCATTACATTAATCCCTCCATAACTAAAGTAAGAATGACCTGGGCGTTTTGACTCTTAAGATCATCAATCTTTTGCTCAATAGTTTGCTGTTCTGCGCTATTTTCATTGGCTATAGCTGTTTTTTCTGCCTGCCATTGTGCCTGTGTTAGTTCAGATATATCCTCATGCTGTGGCAGGTCGCAATCACACGCAAATACAAAACATGACCTATCCATTTTGTAACCCTGTGAACCCGGAACAATTGAATCAATGTTGAGGGTTTTGTAATCACATTGTCCGAACATATTCGTGAAATTAACTATCTTACCGAATTTCATCTGTATTACCTCCTTAATATTAATTGAAGACATGGTGGAATATGGACGGTGATATACCGACACTAGTACCGGATTTACTTATAAAACTCACATATTGAGAGGAGGCGGCGGTCTCGGTTATTGCACCCTCCGGCATTACTGCCAACCATCTACCTGAACTACCATAATTAGCAGAATAAATCTCCGTACCAGATAGGGTGATTATCCACATCATCGAGCTAGAGCCATTGGTGGTGTACATATAAAGTCGATCCGTTGCCGTGTGCATTACACACACAGGTTCCCTACGACTAGAATTGAAAAATGATGTTATGGATGAGATGACTGTTCCATTTTTATCTGTTACATATGCGGCACGTGATGATGTATTATACCAGAACATCCTATCGACATTTACTGCCCTGAGTTCGATATATGAACTTGGTGTAAATAGAACCGTCTTAATTACTGTCCCAGATGGGTTATATAAGTTGGCTTCACCTTGGGAACCCCTCACCCAGATCCCATCACCATCGACGAACGAAATCACCTTATTAATATCCACGAATACTATGGGATTCAGATATGCACTCACGGAGCCTTTCTTCTGAAGCGTACCAGAGACACCGAATATGTCCTTTCCACTCAATATATTTGCCGGTATCAAGTCAGGGTCCCCGGATATAGTAATATTACTCGAATAGTACCCAGCATATTTAGTCTGTGCTGAAGTTCCCGGAGTTACTGTTCCTCCAGCCCCCCTACTGACCATGGTCCCGACTAATCCAGTATCTGCATCGTTGCTGAATGTCTTTCCTGCTAGTACATTATCAGCAACGGCATCACCCTCTGCACTAGCTTTTATAAAAAAACAATTATCAGATGTACTGTACCAAACTGTATAGGCTTTATCAGCGATTAAAGTTGGTGCTGTAGTTGTGCCTGGCTTATATAGTGATTTGGTATTTATAGTTGTTGGTGCCCCACTATTATTAGCAGACGCAATGAATGTTTTAGAATAGCCATTAGTTAATGTAGCAGTCGTAAGGTTAATGCGGTTGCCGTTCCTCCTGCGACTTGGTACACTACATCCGCCAAATGCGCATCAACAACAGTCTGATCAGCCTTAGTTTCAATAAGATTGGTCACTGTTGTAGCGAAATTGGGATCATCACCTAACGCCGCAGCTATCTCATTAAGCGTGTCAAGGGCTGCCGGCGCAGAATCCACCAAAGCGGCTACTGCCGCCTTTACAAAAGCTGTAGTAGCAATTTGCGTGTTATTAGTTGCCGTCACAGCTGTCGGTGCAGTTGGTGTTCCGGTAAAGACAGGCGAAGCCAAAGGAGCCCGAGTGACATCCGTTGGGTGAACATGGTCTCTCCTTGCCGCGGTAGCCGCAAAGCCTGCAGAAGCTGTGCCATTGGCGGCAGGATTAGTGCTGTCAAAAGCTAAGTGTGTGTGATCGGCCCTTGCAAGACTTGTGCTTGATCCAGCAGCATTAGCTGTTCCCAGGCCCCCCGAAGGAGCCGCAGTAGAAACAGGATCACTACCGCCAGGTCGGTGGGCATCAGCATGGGAACCTATCGCTCCTGCCGCATCCATCACCTCTTTTATTTTTTGGTCAATCACGTCAGCATTGTCATTAAAGTCTTGAATGTTGACAGTATCTGTTCCAGCGGGTTTCTTTAGTCCGTAGTTTGCTGTCGTTTGCATAGTCTACCTCCTTACTCATAAACTCTGAGCTCATTCCAGCTCATAACATTCACGCTATTCCAAGTGAGATGTTTCAAAGAATCCCACCATGTATAGGAATACTTAAAACTGTACCCTAAATGGGCAGGCTTAATTTGTTCCAGCATCTGAATAAACCCTGGCATATTAGCAGGAATACCTTTTATTCCAATAAACCGAACCTCAAAGCGACACTCCGCCGGATATTCCATGACATCCACCTCACCCCCAGAAAAGGCAGCTGCGGTGTCCATGATCATTTGTTGGGTTGTTGTACCGGAGCCACGCAGTTTAACCTTGATCTGCTCCCGCCTTCGCTCTATAGGCTTTGCCGGTTCTGTCTCTAAACCTAACTCACTTTCCCAATAATTTAAGCCCCATGTAGCCGTATCCACAAAGTATTGACTTAACACATTATCAATAGCATACAAAAAAAGACCCATCTCATCCGATGCCGTCTCCTGGAGCTTTTCCATTTCTCGAATGCCCCGATAATACTCAGGCAAGTATCTCATGAGGTTAGGTGTCGAGTAATCAGGCTGATCCCCGTCGCCGCCATCCGTGCCTAAAAAAGTGGTGCCATAGAGTTGACTTCCGTATCCCACTGGCTTACACCCCCTTTAATTGATTCCAGGTTACCGGGCCTTTGGGCATGGCCTGAGCAGCTATAGCTTGAGCCACTCTTTGGGCAGTCCATAATCGTTGTGAGGTGACTGTTCCTGCTTCGGCCTCGGCTTGGGACACCGTACTCCAGGTGCTTGTGTGGGCCATTGTTCTTGTTGTTCCGTTTAACCTGAGATAGAGTCCTGAGGTTGTCGTCCATAGATCACCGTTAACTGGAGAAACTGGCGCAACCCCATGAGGTATGGTCATTGGAGCTTCATCGGTACTGGACTCAGAGAGGACTTTTTTTCCCGTCACACCGCTCCAGGGGACGCTCTCGGCTGCCGCAGCCATATCAACCTTACCGTCATTATTCGTGTCATAAATGCTTTTCAGCATATCCCCAACTGTTTGGGCGGCGACGAGGACCTCATTTCCGTTATCTGTTCCAATATAAAGCTTTTTGGTATCTGTACAATAACCTAGCTCACCTATTTCCAGAGTCCCAATGCTTACCTCAAGCCCACGTCTAATCTGGATCAATACTTTTCTTGCCATCAGCCTCCCTCCTTAGAATGTTCCTCCATCCACAATGGATACCATCAACCTATTTCCGTTGGCCGTATCATAGATAATACTACTGGTATCAATATGGGCTTCTATGCCTGTGCTATTGACGAGGACTCCTTTCCCCGCCTTAGCACTCACCGTCGTTGTGCCAATAGTAATTCCGTTTCCTCCTCCTACCGTTAAGGTGACCGTATCGGCCTGACCGCCCCCAGTTAAACCATTGCCGGCAGTGATGGTCTGCAGGGCTCCCCCAGTTCTTACCCAAGCTGTTCCGTTCCAAGAGTAGACCTTCTGTTCATCATCAACGTAGCATGTCCAGCCTGTCTGAGGAGTATAAAACACCCACGCTCCGGATATCCATTCTGCTATTTGGTTCTGTTTACCCGCCCAGGCCCCGGTAGCCCCAGACGGTATAATATATCTATCACCCGTTGCCGGAGAACCTGGAGGGGCTGTAAGATTCTGATCCTTCACGCTAGCTTGAGGTTCGATGTTATGTTTAGCAAGCTCTATTTCGTTGCCAATTTTCTGAGCACTCCACAAATCGGTAATCGCCGTTCCGGAGTCATTAATGACGCGATGTTTTGGGGCATCATCAATGTGAGTTTTTATTTCAGCAGCAGTCTTTGTGTTGGTACCATCCGATACTTTATTAACCTGACCGTTGCTGAGCTCTGATTTCTTAACCCTTGCATAAGTCGTTCCGTCAGCAATGTCATCTAAGGCACCTGTAAGATCTGTCAGTTTTTGAGCATTGACTTGATTCCAGTCCGTACCGTTATCAAAGTAGAGATAGCCACTATTAGCTCCGCCGGTAATATAATAAAGCCTTCCTAAGGCCCCAGCATTAGGCCGAGCCGCTTCTGTTCCCGATAAGGCACGACCAACGAACGTATTTGAGACCCCGTCCCCAATATAAACTTCTTTTGTATCTGTGCAAAACCCCATTTCTCCCGCTGGCAATGCCCCCAAGGCTGCCAATTCTGCCTTAGTTCCTCTCTTTATGCGTATTGTCTGTCCCGCCACTGCTTATGCCTCCTCTCTAATAAATCCACCGCCATCAATAATTCCATTGGCTTTATATCTTTCAATTTCTGTCTGGGTACGAATTACGCTTTCCTGCAGGCTGTTGATATCTTTGGCCTCTGCCATATCTCCAGGCGTCTCATAGGTTACATAGACTTTTTCTGTTTCGGCAAAGATTTTAATCGAACGTTTCCAAGGTGTTTCAGAGGGAATTGATACGATAAAATTAGCCACCGGATCGCCTGAGAATTGAGGCCCTGTATAAACCCTGATTGTGCTGTTCGTAATGTTGTCGTGACCTAAAAAGCCGTTGTACACCCCATCGTTAATGAATAATTCTTCTTCGACAGTATAACTGCTGCCATCGGGCTTTTTATTCAGCTTTTCTAAAAACTGATCAAGTTCCTCAGGATAGGGCACTTATTCATACCCCCAGTCCTACGGTTTCAAGTACCGGTATTTCTTCATCCGCCAAAGCTACATTTACACTGCCGCCATTGACTGTCAAGTTTGTATAATCAAGGACACCCGGTGTACTCAGCAATATGGTTCCAACTTTAGCATAACTGATATAGGTGCTGGCAAAAGCTGTATCCTGCAGATAACTTCCCAGGGCTGCCCTAAAAGCATCTGTCACTCCTTGGATAGCATAACCTGCCGCCAAAGTGACCACCGCTGAAACACCAATCTCTTTAGCTGCTGCCGAAACAACGGTCACGGCAGCGCCGATAGGGCGCACAGTCTCAATATAGTCTGAGACATCGTCCACCAAGATTGATGTGGCCGGCTGTTTTCCAGCATCCACGATAACAAGCTTCACGCTTCCTGACCCTGCCCACAAGGGGAAAACTTTCGCATCTCCCACGCCAGCTACTTCAAGGGCCCATTGTCGATATTGAGCCGCATTCCCTGAGGTCGCCGGCTGACGAACCCGCTGCAGATACCGCTGCCTGAGATTGTCATCCGTCTCTGTATCCGCTCCAGGAACCAAAATATCGATCAGCTCTGCTCTCACAAGGCCATTAATGTAGTTGATGGGCAGCAAAGTCCCCGCCTTCTGGTTTCCTATGCTTCCGGCAATCTCACACTCCAAAACATACTGACCGATTGAAATTCTTTGGATAGTCTGATAGTTTACCTGCTCAATGGAAAAGCGGCTGCCCAAAGCCACATCCAGGGGTGAATCATTCTGTCCAAAAAACTGACCCATCCGCTGTGCCTTGGTCGCCGGTTTACGAGTTACCCCATAATCCGCCGTCCTTAATTCCAGATAGGCTCCACTTGAGGTTTGAGCTGAGAATAGTCTCAGATTAACCTCCAGGTCTGCATAAGCCTGAGCTAGTTCCGCCGCAGCCGGAGATAGGGCATCATAAATTATGCTTCCCTCTCGTTTGTCCAGATCACCTGGAACCCGATCCAGCATTCTCGATAAAATAGCTTCATAGGTTTGATCTTCATACACTTATGGGTTCACCTCCTGAGTCATCTCAAAGCTTCCGTAATTGCTGATGACTGTAAACGCAATGAGTAAACTATCCCCTATGATCGTTATCTGGATATTCTCAATACCGGTAATTCGATCATCCTGAGTTAAAGCTTCCCGGATCATTCGCGCAACCTCTGGTTTCAAAAAGAGCGGATTGCTGCCAATCAGATTCTCCAGCTCAGAACCATAATTTGCTGTGTAAATCAGGTGCTGAAAGCGTGGGGTTTGCAGAATCTTAAAGGCCGCCTGCTGAACTGCCTCAAGGCCGTCCAGTCTGCCCACAATTCGTTGTTTGGCTGCATCCAGTTTCCAAGTGAGTGACGGCTGCTCTATTTCTTCGATCCTATCCTTGCTTATACTTCCTCCCACTGGGATCACATCATCACCACCTTATCTAGAATTACAAATTTTTGGCCACCCTGGACTCGAAGTAACAGGACCTTATCTCCCACTTTAAGACCAGGACGAATAATGACCTTAGAATTTAGGGCCTCGCTTGTTTCTCTTGAGGACCCGCTGTCTGTGTATTGATGAGTATGCATGAGATCCAGCTCGTACTTAATTAGACTTTCAGGCACAATCAAAAAATCCGCAGGCAGTGTAAAGCGTTGGTCGACTCTTACACTGAGCGGATCTACTGCGGCGACTTCTCCAAACATAATAGTTACAGGGTTGGAAGCTCCCATTGCATCCATCCCAGCCGCTTTTATAACATCCAGTAAACTTGGCATTATATCACCTTCATAATTGCTTTAAGTTCCAGGCTCATGGTATGGTCTGCACTATCAAAACGATGTGTGCATTCATCAACTAAAAACGGTTGATTAATACTGTATTCTTCAATCTGCAGACTGACATAACTCCCGGCCCTTACTCGAAAATCACCGATAGCTTCAATCTTTAGAATCTTTGATTCCCGGTTCTTTAGCGTTGACAAGGTTGTCAGCCGCTCATCAATCTGAGCCGGGTTCAGGTTTTCATCCACATTTTGATAGAGCTGCAGCACGCCCCACTTGGCCATGTTGACACTATCCTGAGCGATATAGATTTCACGTTTGCCCGTATTTTTATTGTCCTTATATAGTTTGATCTTGTTATAGGTGTCCGAGTCAATGGAGGTATTATAGGTATAGTCCGTCATAAGGCTGCCATCACCAATGATGAAATCCAACCAAAGATCCTCCACATTGCGCACAGACAAAGAACCAAAATCATCAAAGAAGATATAATTTTTGCCGGAGTTAATGAGCGTTAAATCTAAGGCTTTGCAAATGATATCCAGCAGCTTTTGATTGTCCTCAACCATAGTGGGAATCCGATAGCCCGTATCATCAATTTGACCGAGCAGGAGATTGAAGTCGGCAGCGATGGTTCGAACCACCTCAGAGGCTGTTATATTCGTAAACACATAGGTATCATTGGCCATGAGGTAGCGTAATTGATCATAACACGAGATCTTGACTGCCTCGTCCTTTCCTTCATTAACGGAAAAGATATAACCGTAGAAGATATTAACATTATGCTCGGCCTCTTGAACCCGGACGATATCCCCATTGCTGTACTTAAACGTTTTATCCTGGCCAAGGGCATTTTTGATCAGTGTGAAATCCAGGCTGCCGGCTTTGCCGATCCTGCTGGTTTTCCAGGTTACGTCCGCAACAATCTGAGATAGATCCCACACGTTGCCGTCTTTGTTATCAATCAGTACTTTTAGCACAATACACCTCCTTACGGCAGCTTTAGGACCCGGCCGATCTGAAGCCGCTTAATCTCGGCATCCGAAATGCCGTTTAAGGATTGCAGCTCCGGCCAGCGAGCTCCGCCTCCCAGTAATTTCTGAGCCACAGACCAAAGAGTATCACCGGCTGCAAGGGTATAGGTTTTGGGAGTCTGCTGCTCGTTTGGCCTTTCAGGGGCTTGAATTGTTTGTGTTGAGGCTGTGGCAGTTTCCAAAGTTGAAATGCTGACAGCTCGTCGTGCTGAATAAGGCACATATTTCTTCAACTTTAAGGAATAGTCGATATCACCTGATCTGCCGGCCTCTTCTTTCCAGTCAAAACCCTCAATACTGGCCAAGGTGTCGATATCAAAGGCATCGGAAATAACAATAAAGCGAATGGGCTGCTTAGCTTCCATCCACTTTAGAATAAGTTTTACGTATTCATAGGGCTTCAGCAGGGGTTGAACTGTGACGAAAGGGTAAGGCTGGGCAGGAAAGAAGCTGCTGAAAGCATACTCTGAGAGCTTGAGATTTTTTATAACATTGATTTCACCTAATTCCAGTACATCATAGGTTTTGTTTTTTCCGCCTTCTCCTATTTCGAAAGAACCAGGCATGACCGGAAGTTGGATTGATTCGGTATTATTGAAGCTTAGATTGATGCCATAGGACATTTTATCACCTGCCTTATCTAGCATACTTCTGGGAAATTTCATAAATTTAGAATTTCAGGCCTCTAACCCTTATATCGGAAACATTCCATTCGTGGAAGAAACTATCTCCGTCTCCAGCATCGTCTTAATCTTAGTTACAATGGTATCTACGTTCTGTCCGTTGTTGACATCTCCGTTGTGCATATAATTGGCTGTTGGCGTAAGGGTCACAAAATTCTGGATGTTCTTCATTTCAGCCAACTCGCGCATGGTTTTTATGTCTTCACTGGAAATATCGACGGTGTTCTCGATTCTACCAACTTCATTGACACGATTGATGTTTGAGTTTTGGTTCCAGCTATCGGGGTTGAAGGGGCTATCAGCTGGCGGTTCTTGAGGACGAAATGCATTGTTTAAGGCTCCGAAAGCATCTTGAACATGGCTTACAGCAAAATTGCCTGCTTTTTTCCCGATAGTCTGTCCTGTGGTAAAGGCGTCACCATAATCCACTTGATTAAATCTCATGAGCTTCACAACATCTGCCTCACTCTTAAGGCTGTCTCTCTTCCCTTCAAGCTTGGTCAGTAAATTATCCATGCCCGAGGTAATATTTACTTTTAATCCTGGTATATAGTTAAGAAGATTCTCAATGCCTTTGGCAAGGTTAGCCATGTATTGAAGAGAGTTTATTGATAAGTCGTAAAACAGCTTTTGTACCGCATATATGGGATCCTTCAATACATTGGCGAAGAACTCTGCAAACCCCAGAACTATATTTGCCAAAAAAGCAAACCTGTTAAATAAGAATCCAAAAAAAATCCCAAAAAGCCCTCCAATGAAACCGATGACTTCTACGGTAGCATCGCCCCATCTCACCATAGCGTAAAGCACCAAGCCGATGACAGCGCCAACCAGCAGGATCTGCCAATTCAATACAACCCAACCCGCCACAGCTTGCCATACAGGATTTGCCAACAGACAAAGACTTCGGTATAGTTCCGGTATTTTGCTCACGGCCCATAACGTCAGCGCCGAACCAACCATTGCAAGAATAGGAGCTATGAAATCCCAATTCTGCTGTACCACTCCACCTAGCCAGATGAGGCCATTGACAATCCCGGCAACTCCCCCAACAATAATAGTTAATCCGGCACTCAGTCCGTCAAAAAACGGCTGAAACTTTCCTTCCTGAAAAGCATCATTCAACATGATAATAAGCGGCGCAAGAGCGTCCAAAGCCTGTACTCCCGCATTGGCAAAACTAGATTCCATATTATTCGTGAAAACTTCCATCTGCTTTACCGGAGACTTCATCATTTCATCAAAGGCTACCTGTCCCATTTTCTGTTTCTCCAGGAGATGCTCAAAGGCCTCAATAAAGCCTTCTATATCTCCGGACTTGCCCAGTTCATTAATTTTAAAGGCCTGGATATCGGACTTTGACATATTAAAGCGTTCGCCCAATGAGGTAATATCACCCGACATCGCTTCGTTTAAGACAGAGGCGGCTCCCTCGATTCCATTTCCTGAAGTGTCAAAGGCATTTAAACGCTGAGTTAAGTTATTCAGCTTGGTTAATTGATCTACGTTTTGAGTGGATGAGAAAAAAGAGAGGCTGCTCTGCAGGGATTTATTAATATCTTGCCCTGCAGCAAGGGCCTCCTTTTTAAACTTATTGAACATGGCAGTTCCTATTTCACTATCTCCAGTTCGTGCGATAAACATATCTTGCGTTTTCCGCTGTTCCATCGCACCGCCGATAGTCGCTTCACCTAAGTCCTTAAGTCTCTGAAAGGTTAGATACTCGCCGAGCAAAGATCTTATTGATGAAATGAAGCCTTTTGCTCCCTCTTGACCTGCAGTGAAATGATTGTTTAACTCAGCTTGTGCATTTGCAGCGCCGCTGGTCGCGTCTTGCAACCCGGTCTCAACAAAAGCAAGCCGAAGCTGCGCTGATGCCACGAGATTTGTGATTTGCGCATTTTGGGCAGAGGCATTGGTTAACTCGTTCATGGCGGAGATGCTTATATTTAGTGACTGGGTAATATTTTGAAGTGGCTGTGAAAAGACATCAAACATTCTGAGAGTAGCGCTCACGGTTGCCAAATATATGACCTCCTTTCAGGCATAATAAAAAGCGCCCTGCCTTTCTTCGTTTTAGTAGATGATAATTTCATTTTCAATTGCATAATTTCCCTAGCATTTTCTATTTTTTCTTAAGCTTTGCCCTATCCTGCCTTTCCTTTTTAACTCGAATATCAATCATGGCATAGATAGCGGCTTTAGCTTCTCTCGATTTCTTCACGAGCTCATCCGGGGGGATCCGCAGTTCGTGGAGAGCATAGTAAGCGTAATTCCACTCACCATCGCCCTCCTCAATTAGTTTTTTACCTCATCCATTAAGTCTCCCAGGCTTTGGTCAAAACCGTTCAGTTCTTGCACCTTCTGAACAAGGGTTGCATATTCTCCCGGAAACAACATCTTCCTCAAAAGATCCTCCGCCCCCATGACACCGTAGGATTTTTGCAGCTCCGCGTTTTTTAAATCCGGAAAAACAACACTGGCCACTAAGATTTTTATCAGATAGGCATTCTGGTCAGTTTCAACCTGCTGTGATCCATTTTTTCCTTTAACTCGTTTTGTGGCCGCTTTGCGATACTCTTCATTCTCCGTTTCGGTTATATTGTGAATCTTCCAGGGTATTGGCTTGCCATCCGGCCCTTTGAAGCGCTCAGAGACAATTACCTCTTCGGTAACATCGGACTGGACATTCTGCGCAAAAAATGCCTGTAAATCACTCATACTTTATTCCTCCCATTCCTCACTAATCATTTCGCCCGCGACATGACAGAGCCTCAAAATCCGCCTAAGAAAAAGCACTCTTTGCAAGTGCTTTTTCTCGGCAGTCTGAATTATCTGCTTGCCGGTTTATTAAATTGATCCAGCAAATCTGCATCTTCAAAGGTAAAGGGCATCTCTTCTTCTATGGCATCATCGCTGCTTGCATCAAAGGACGCAATAATAACACTATCCAAGTTGCATCTCTTTAAAACCGTGGTCTGTTTTCCTACACTTGATGTCGGATCTTCATTAGTAATCTGCAAATCAAAATAGAAATCCCTGCCGGTCTTGATATAGTCCAGCATCAAAGCTCTGAATAAACTTGTAACGTAATAAATAGTTAAGGTTCCACTGCCGGACCAGCCCGTTGATTTTTTGGCGACATTCATTCTCCCCAGTATGGGAATATCGGTTTTAGTTTTTTCAATCGTGGCTTCTATGGATTTAGCATAAAACAATTCTTCCACTCGCCCATTTATTGTGGCAAAGGCACGGGCCTGTTTGCCGATAATGGCATCTTCAGACTTCATAAATGGCATTTTAGTTCACCTGCGCTTTCACATAGATTTTTTCCACACTATCAATCGGCTGGGTGTAGGCCTCTATAAAGACCGCATCCCCTTCGTTGCCGGCTATGACTGTAATGTCAGACTGGGAATCAAAGTTTTGAATCGCGTTGATTTCCTGCAGGGTCTCCATATAGCGGATACACTCGCCCTTAAGCAGATTTCTGCCATCATCATTGTTGTTTACTTTCCCAATGTAAAACTCAGAAAAGGTGCTTTCCAGGTAGTTATTAATGCCATCCAGCACCCTGATCACTCGATTCTTGCTGAAGGCTTTGCCTTTGTCCGAGGTGAAGCTTGTCAGGGTATTAATATCTTGCTCTACCAGCGCCCGGTTATCATTAGCGGTAAACAAGAACTCCCCTGCCTTCAGTGCTGTAATAATCTGGGTGTTGGTATATCTGGGCGCCACATCCACTGCTCCATCATAAGCCTGATAAGTAAGTGATTCATTCACTTGCGCACCTGACGTTGCACCGGCTACCCAGACAGTGGCTTGAGCTGCCGTAAGGGTTGTTCCGTCAATTAAGATGACACCATTCTTGACACTGATTACGCCTTCATAATCGGCCAAAGGATAATTCTCTAAAACCACCTGTATTTTCTTGCCTTCATCATCCCGCAGACGTTTGCAAAAGGCTTGGAACATGGCTTTAAGGGTATCATCTGTCGAAGGCAGGGCCATGGTGTTGAAGTCGTAAATCTCCACTGCGGCCAAATAGTCAACATAAGCTTGATTAGTGATCGTGCCGTCTGCGCCATTGACAAGGGGCACACCGGCGGTCTCTGTCAAACTCCCGCTGCCAGAGAATATAACCCAATCATTTGCGGCAAGTCCTGCAATATTCGTTACAATTTGCTTATCCATCTCAGTCCCATCGACTAAGGTGGATACATCAAACTTTGTATCATCATCAATATTTTCCTGAATGACCAGGGAAATGTCGTTGCCGCGAATCCCGCCCCACTTCGCCGTAGCTGTCAGGTTTTCTATGGTTACTGCGGCCTTTGTGCCGGCATTAAGCCGATAAAGAAGCAAGGTTTTGGCTCTCTTCAAGGCTTCTTTAATCAAGAGCAATCTAGGATCTGTAATGCTGTAACCCAGCATGGAGAAGGTATCCTCTCCGGCTTCAATAGAAATGATTTTATTAGGCTCTCCCCAGGAGAGCATTAAGGGCAGAGTAGCTATGCCGCGCTCCCCAAGAGTTCCCAGCGCTTGGGGATTAGACTCAAAGTTTATATAAACCCCTGGTCGCACTTTGTTTTGTATAGTGAATGTACCTGCTGCCATTTCACCCAACCTCCTTAGTTAAAAAATCGTCAAGTATTGCTTTGATTTGATGACAAGTGTATTTCTGTCTTTCATCTAAAAGCGCTTGCAAAGCATCCTTTGGGGTATACTGTTTAGACTGTATTATTTGCTGTTTCGTGTAGGCCTTTGCGGTCTGCACTTTCTTTCCTTCAACCACGTACATACCCCTCCTGTTTCATAGACTGCATTAGCCGATCTGATTCAGCCCTGCGCAGTACATAAAAATTATAGGCTACAAAAAAATGAAGTACCCCGTCAACAATTTCATGACGCATTCCGGTACCCCTGACAAGCCTGCCGTCCACGCTGATCAGCTCCATCTTGTCATAGAGCTGCTCTGCCATGTCATGCAGGTTTCCATTACTTCCTCCATAATAATGAAGATCAAAGAAATGAAACCGTTGATACCGCTGGCCAAGCAGTTGCTCCTGGGACGCAGAAAGGAGCTTTACAAAAAAACAAGGTTCTTCAAAATCCTCCGCAAGTTCTTCTTCATAAATGCTTATATCGGGAAAATTCTGATCCAATACCGATATAATGCTGTCGCGAATGAGGTTGACAGTTATCAATAAAATCCCTCCTTTGGTGCAGACCCTTCAACCGGCCTAACCCCTTTGAACTGGAATCCCTGGTTTTCCTTTTTCTCCTCACTAAATAAAAAAGCCTTGGATTCTTTTAACGATTTGAGCTGATCGTCTAAGCCGACTTTAATTGACCCGTTCTCATTTAGTTCAATCTTTGTTTTGTCCAGCAGACTAGCAACAATATCTGGATCGTGGGCCTTGCCAGTTAGAGCCAACTTAAGGGCATTAGTTAGCGTAATGGCCTTCACGTCAGCCTCATAGTTCTCCTTAGCCTTTTTATTTTCACTTCGGAGGTTAATAATCTCAACCTGAAGGCCGGCAGTATCCACTTTCTTTAGGTCTTCAATCTGCTTATCCCGGGTAGCAATGTCCTTTTCCAGCTGCTTTTTAGCGCCGTTCACTTCATCGAAACGTAATTTTGGAATATAGCTCCTCAGCTCAACTTGAGACGCTGCCGCGGCCTTCACTGCTAATTCCTCTCTCAACCCGAGGGCAAGAAACTGCTCTTTATTCATGATTATCGTCCTTTCATCGTCACTTTTTGCCCGGTCGTGTCCGGTGATGTCCTGTTCTTTTACGCCGGCAGTACCGAAACGGCGGCACAATAAAAGCACTCTTACCTTTTGGCTCGAGTGCTTTTCCATTTCTGGAGCTTCTGTACACTTTAAAATTTGGAAGTCATCCAAGGTTTTCAGAACATCCTAGCCTGGAATTTCTTTATACCGCCTCCCCGCTCTCCTCCATTTTGGCCTAAACCGAATAGTCATTGAAGCAGCTCATTTCTTCTTCTCTTTCTCCAGCCTTCCCAACTCTTCTTAACATCTGTCATCCAAGGATAGTTGCTGACTACAGCTTCATTCTATATAATTCCACGGTTGTTTTTGGCATCTTCAATTACTGCACTTTCCTTAATAAGGATATCCCGGTTAAAACGAAAATCAACCGCCTCATTCGAGTAATCCCGGCCGGTGGTATTGGCAATATGAGCATCAATAAACCAGCGCAGCTGTTCTAAACTCGCTTGAAATTCAGATTCGATAATATTGGCATCCATGTCCAGACCAGCATAAAGAACTTTAAGATCGATTCCCGACGGGCTGTTTCCAATCTTGTCAGGCTCGAATAAAACGCCTCTGCCAAATTCATAGATATCTTTGCGGTTCATCTCCATATGAACTTTATATGCCACATAACTAGAATTTGTCAGATCCTCTAACTTGTTGACATTGTCACTCTTTCGGGCGTCATAGTCATCAATCAGCTCTTTGATCAGATCCAAAAGAGATTGCTCTTCTTCGTTATATTTAAAGGCAATGAAGGGTACACGCTCCCAATTGACTGGTTTTACGCTATCTCCCTGAACAACTGTAAAGTGCGCCCCTTCTTCTCCTTCCTCTATATCGGGAACTAGTCCGTACTGTCCCCCGCTTTGTAGAATATATCGTTTTACGCCGTTTATATCCCACCATTCAATCTTCGTTACGACAGTTCGCCGTGTTTCTTCGTAGGTCTCCACCTCATAAACTCTGATCACAGCCTGCAAATCTCTATGTGCTGCATTATACCAAAGGGGAATGATTTCTTCCGATGGGATCCTCATAAAGGACAATTGGCCAGTTTCGTCATAGTAGACGTGCAGCCAGGCAATACCTTTCTTGATTGCCTCTTTTCCAATATTCTGCAGCATTCGAAGCATCGACTTTCCCCAAAAAGTGGCAAGCTGCTTTTGATAGTCTTGGATGTCTGTCTGTACGCTCAGCGGTTTGGAAAACAAATATCCAACTTTCTGATCTACCAGCTTGCGAAAAAAGCCATTGACCAATTTATTATTTGATAAATTCCCAACAATTTCTTTTTCCCCACTGGCCCCGATCTCCCTTCGTTCACGGTTCAGGATGTCTGTTTTATTTCGGTAATAATTCTCCCCTTTGATCATCTCTTTTCGCTTATGAGACGACTTCCACTCGCTAACCTTTATAGAGATAATCTGCTCCAAGTTCGTCAAATTTTTTACGCCGGCCACGCTCATTGTGGCGATGCGCTCATTTTCTATAATCACGTCAGTCTCACCTCTTTTCCGGATAGTTTCTGATTTATCAGGCTGCGTGTCCAATGGGATAATTAATGGAAAACAGCTCTGAAGAATCCCTTGCCAGCCAATAAAAAACGGCTAACAGAGGAATAGTCAATAAATATACAATAATCTTTGATCAAGTATAGTTTTGTTATGCAATATAAAAAGCGCTCCTTTCGGAACGCTCTTAAATCATATTTTTGCATTATAGAAATTTTAACATAGCTAAAAGGGATTGTACAGGGCAGGACTTTGGGCATCAATCGGGCAGGACCCGGACATTTTCATTCAAAGCATCTGCTCCGAAAAGCATAATCTTTAGTTTATTCACCAGGCGATTTTTATTTCTTCTTACAGTTTTTTCATCACATTCAAGATCCGAGGCAATGCTTTCAATAGTCATTCCATCCCAGTATTTCATGGGAACTATTTCATAATATTTATCATCTTTAATCACTTCAAGGGCCCTGTCAATCCTCATTACCTCCTGCCTCGTCCGCATCATGCTTGACTTTATACCTTGCGTATATCTGTCAATATCCAATCCATGACTTCCGGTATTACTCGTTGAAAACCTTATAATGTCTTTTGAGCGATTATTCGTAGGAGTTGTATAGGCTTCAGGATCAAATAAGAATTCTTCATCTTGAGCAACCTTTAGCTTCAAAGCTTGGTAATTATACAGCAGGGTTTCTGTTTCTTGAAAGAAATTACGTTCAACAAGTGTATCTTGCGTCGCAGCTTTTGCGCTTTCTTGAGCCACCTTATTTACAACCGTTTCAATTAGTTTAAGAACTTCATTATTGAGTTTCAATTTTCTCCACTCCTCTCCTTTATTTAACTTACGGCTTACATACAATCTCCCTTGATTCCAGTTGCTTACATCCTCCCCTCTCTGCCACTTCATTTTTAACCAGCCCAGTCTCCATTTATCCTAGTACCGAATATTCCCGGTGACAGTCGCTCTTCTGTAACCTTTCCAACTCAAGTAAGCCTCTAACTGTAAGATTGACTGTGACTGCCTGTTGCTTACGTGACATTTTCTTCTCCCTGTCTCACTTTCAAATTATCATTACTTATTCTTAGATAATTTAATTATCAAAAACGCCAAAAAAATAAACATCCTACAAAACATTGACGATAAAATAATTATCACATATAATGTTAATTAGATAAAAAAATTATCATTTCAATGCTTTTCGCGGCTCCCGTAAAGATCAGGAAACAATATTTCAATTGGTTCATCAAAATACCTAGACATTTTGAACATTAAATCTCTGCCAGGATTAAATGTTCCATTCTCAATCATCCGCACATAAACCTCAGAGATCCCCAAGTCTTTGGCAACCTCTTTTTGTTTGCCCTTTTTCTTCCTACACGCGGAGAAGAAGTTGCGCCTTTTTTGCATTTCCTAAGTTCACCTCCTTGTGTTTTGATTATATTTGATAATTATATTATCGTCAAGATATTTTGTTAATATAATTATCAAAAAGAAGGGACGTTGCTCCATGATTGGTGAAATCCTTGCCGAATTAAGAAATAGAAGAGGGCTTACTCAAGACCAGATGGCTGAGGCCCTAAATGTAAAAAGACCTCGCTACAATTCTTGGGAAAACAATATAGCTAAGCCAGACATAGAAATGCTCCAAAAGATAGCTAAATTTCATAATGTTACACCCGACTATATTCTTAATTTTGAATCTGACAGCCCAGTCCCCTCCTGGGCCACTGCAAAAGATAAGCGCGATTTCAAGAAAATGCTCGAAGAAGACGATGACTTAATGTTTGATGGCATCCCTATCGAAAGCGATGACCGCCAGAGAATCAAAGACGTTCTCACCGGCCTTTTCTGGGAAGCCAAACAGATGAACAAACGCAAAAAGAAACCTGACAGCACAAACGACACCAAGAAATAAATCCTGGTGCCGTTTTTTATAAAGAGGTGCAACTAAAAAATGGACAAACTTATACATACTTTAACCCGTAAGTATAAAACCAATAACCCCTTCACTATCGCTGAACATCTTGGAATTCATATTCGTTTTGCTGATCTGGGGGAGCACACTCGAGGTATTTATTATAGTAAGCTCAGACGTAGATTTATCGTAATTAATTCTAGGCTGAATTCTCATTGGCAGCGATTCATATGCGCCCACGAGCTGGCACACGACAGACTTCACAGGGGTCTAAACCGCTTTTTCTTAGATAAATACTCCTTTTCAAACGCCAATAAGTACGAAAGACAGGCAAATCGATTCGCCGTTCAACTAATTTTAATTAATACAAATATACATTCAGGTGAGACCATTGAAGACTTTTTTCTTAAAAATGGCGTTCCGACCGAGATGATTAAATACTATACAAGAAACTCTTAAGCAGATAAATTTTCAGAAACCACTTGGCCATATATTTTTTACCATCTTTGAGGAACATACGTTCCATCCATTGGGGAAGGAGGATAGGAAGCGCACATCTGTTTCGTTGCTCACTAACTCATAGCCATTCAATAAGAGTTCTTCTATTAGCCTATTAATAGATTTTAAAGAAAAGTGCTTTTCGTTTACAATGTTCATTATCATGCTTTTGCTGGCCCACAATGCCAAAGAAAGGGTGATTAGAATACCAGCGAGCCCACTGAATAAAGCAATAGCTTCTTCACGAGCCAAGTCATTTTTCTATTGCAGTTTTACCCCACGATTCTCCCGTATTACCCAATCCCGACTAACATACAGTGGACATACCGAATAAGCTATCATAACTTAGCATAAAGAGGTGAATTATATGCTTTTAGGCTTTTTAGGTTTACTTTTCCTGATACCGCAGATCATCGTATCTTTACTGGTAATACTAATCGCCTCCATTGGCCTATAACTGTTTCAGCCTAGGTATTATACCTGGGCTATTACATTGTACCCGATATTCCTTTGTTCTCCCGCATCATCCGATCAAGCACTTAAAACCCCATTGTGTCCTCATACTTAACCTTTGGATGAGGTTTAACTGGTTCTTTCTTTAGAGTCTCATTAGCCATGTTGCCTTCCTTTTTGCTACCATCCTTCCTTCACCCCTTTATTCACATTTAACTAACAGCTTATCCACCGTGTTATCCACATTGCCCCCAACCACAGGACGGGTTAATGCAGTGAATGCAGCCACCTTCACGAACTATTTTATTGCCGCATTCTGGGCAAGCTTCGCTCATGCTTTGGAAGATGGTCGGATTTTGCTTAGGCATCTTTTTCCCCTCCGATTACATCGAGTTCCATTTCTGCACGCGAATCCTCTTTGATGTAATAATTCCAGCTGCGTTCTTTGCAGATACGCTCTGCTACAACGCCAAATGATTTCGAATCAATTTCGCTTTTGTAGTGGTTAATATTTCTTATTTTTAGGAATACTTCCTTTTCTACGGAATTTGGAAGATGGCTTATGTGGTACGTTACTTTTTCTTCAGCTATAACCGATTCAAAGCTAACCTAAGCTTAAATTCCCATCAATGCCGCATCCCTAAGTGTGTCTATCCTTTCTCCTAGAGAGCTGCTACTCCCCTTTGTAACACTTGTCCCCTGTCGCTCATAGACTACCCTAAGGAAGGTGAAGCGACATTGTTATTACGTTGCCCTAACTGTCAGAAGATGGATCATTTAAGCAAGTGGGTCACCTGTACGTCCAAAACATTAAAAATGAACATCCTTTCGGCTGCTAAGAATACTGAATATGTCTGTCCAAAATGTAAAAGTGTATCTCCTAGGGTAAGTATTCCACGCATTCCCCATTAAGGTGAGTTCAGTTGGATCCGTGGCCTTCACAGATAAAATCCGTCGTACTTTCCTGGTTTTGGCGGCTCAGGAGGCTCGTCTCCTGAGCCCTTATTTTTTTGTTTGAGCTCTTTGTTGGCGTTCCACTCTTCATCACGAGCTGCAATATGCTCCAAGGTTGTAACCCCATGATTAAGCCAGCCTGTCATAATTCCCTCAAGGTAACTAAACTTGAAACCTTGCTTGATACCCGCTGAAAACCAGCAATTATACGACATTCGGATCCACGCTACCTCGTTCGATAAGCCGGTTTGTCCAATCTGTAAGTTGCTCACACTCAAACTGCTTCAGACAGCGTCTGAAGTTTTCTTCAGCGAATGAAATAGCATTAAGCTTAATGGCGTTCACACTTGCCGTTGGATCGTTCACGCTTTCACCTGAATTGGACACAGAATCTACTGAAGAGGATGCGGAAGGTAGATTTTTATAAAAGGGCAATTTTGATTCGTTTCACCCTTGTGTTGTCCTTAGATAGTATCCTCTAATGGTCTTAGAGCATTGTCGTTCAATTTAATCGACCTTAATTTTTTTGTGTGATATTCTTGGGTGGCCCACGCGATTAGCGGAGAGCGGGGAAGCCGGAGTCGGAAGCTCCGGCTTTTTTCATTCAGTAAGAGTAACTTGAATAGGTTCACTTTTAAGCTTAATACTTTGAGTTCTATTTTCATAAACTATAACTGCTTTATACTCGCCACTAGGAACACCGTCAAACCAAAAAGATGGCAGTTGTTCGGGAATCTCTGGATGATCAGTATTGACCTTTAAAGTCGTACTATAAGAGCTGGTAGCTGATGTCAAGATCAAAGTTCGATCAATGTTCCCTTCTATGTCTGGTTGGACATATTGTAGTACAAAATTAGTTTTGGATACTATCGTGTTGTCTTGTGGAATCAATATTTCAGGAGACTTTACTGGGCTTTCGTCAATAGTCACATTGACCTTTGGCATATATTTTGGAACATTATAACCCGTTGATGGATCAAGTATATATACTGTAATTTCATAACGATGACCTATTATTAAATGACCCTTGGGTAATATGAAACTGTTTTTATCGGCAGGCACATTAGCTGTATAATTGCGAAGATATGGCAGCGCTGTATCCCTGTCTGTAACATCTACAGTGTAACTCGTAGCACCCAGAACCGGAGTCCAGATTATTTCAATATCGCCATAAGGCAGTATAGCTCCATCTTTAGGATAAATGATACGTATAGATGGATCCGTTAAATAAATAGGATAGAGCTGAATTGCTTGACCAATCCTCAACCTTTGGGGATCAAGGCCTGGATTAGCAGCGATGAGCCCTGAAAGAGACGTGTTATTTGCGCGAGCTATTTTGTAAAATGTATCACCCGGTTTGATAATGTAAATTTTATAGGCAGTACTCTGACGCTGTAGATACCCCCAGGTTATTGGCCCTACTATTCCATCGTGAACAAGTCCGTAGTCTTTTTGAAATTGGATTACTGCAGACGCTGTTTTTACTCCAAAAATCCCATCAGTTATCCCTGGATTATAGTTCAAGATACTTAAAGTGGACTGTAATTGAATAACATCTTCTCCAGTCGATCCTATACGTAATATTCGCAACTCCATCACCCCTGCTGCATTATACCCTTATACAATATGTTATTTATAAAGGTATAGTGTTTCTCAGGGATATCGTAGGCTGCGATCTCCTTAGTCCCCCCAAAAATAGGCTCAGCATTCTCTACTGCTGAGCGTAGCTTTATCCTGTCCCAAACATCCCTCATATAGGTTTCTCTGGGGCGAATATGTCCTGATACTTTGAGTTTTCCAGAGTAGGGTGCATCCTTATCAAAGAAGAAGATGCAAGAAACATAAAAAGCACCGTCCTAAACGGTGCTCAACTTACCCAAGAAAGCCGAAAAGCCCAGCATTGCTGGGCTTCGTATGTTCATTCATTGTATCAAAGATTGAGTACTTATTGGTGGAGGCGACCTTACACTATATAAAACCCTGCAATATAAGGCGATATTCAAGTAGGAAAATAAAGGATTTTAGACCTTCCCCTAGAATAAAGTTTCTAGGTGATGCGTATGGATAGTAGTTTAAGAAAAAAGCCAAGAATTCAAAATAACCTTCGATATTACCGGGAAAAACTCGGAGTCACTCAAAAAGAGATGGAGTATCGAACTGGTGTCGGAAATCGTCACTGGCCCTCCTACGAAAATGGGACTCACGAGCCTAAGGTTTCATTGGCTCAGTGCATGGCGGCTGCATTTAATGATATAGCCGCCGAAAAAGAAATTGAATTAAAAAGGTTAACAGTCGATGATCTGTACCCCCCTCAATAGACTTCCACAAAAAGGAAGTCTATTTTTTATGCCCTTATGGAATACATCGCGGTTTTTTGAGTATCAATTACTAACTATTTAGTATTACTAAACATTTAGTAAAGGAGCTGATCCCATGGAGCAACTTAAAGTCACCAGTGTCTCCTTGACCCCCGACCAAATCACCTATACCAAGGGCAAAGGCAACACCAGCCGCTACATCCGCAGCCTCATTGACCGCGAGATGGGCAACGAGCAAGCCGCAGAGCGGTGTCAGGCGCTGGTAAGGGCGTACCAGAGCATTATTGACCGACAAAAACAAAAAGAGTCCGGGGACCCGGACCGATGAGCGCAGACTTTGCCTATGTAAGTTTATCGTCTATAAACTTTATGCGACAGCTACCCCGAAATATGTCTACGAGCAAGCATAAAGGGAGGAAAATCAAATGTTAAGATTAACCAGCCATTTTCGAAGGCATAAAACGCTCTGTATTCAGGTGGGAATTACGGCGGTCGTTATGTTCCTCTCCCCTACCGTTGCCCTCGCTTCAAGTGTTGATGACGGGGGAATGAAAATATACTGGAAGATCGTTAATGTAGGTAAATATGTGATTTTGGTTAAAGGTGCGGTTAACTCTATTCAGTCCGTTTTGGATGGGGATTACGAAAAAGCAAAGCACCAGTTTATAGGGTATCTTATATGTTTCGGAGCAATGCTTGCTCTCCCTGGAGCTTTAAATCAGATAGAGGAGTTGTTTAAGTCATGATTATTGCGGCTTTAAAGACCGGAGTTATTTTAGCAATTGTAACAATGGTTATGACGAAGCCGGTTTTATTCATGAGCTACATGCATGTTATTGTTCTACTTGGCTGTACGTCGTTAATCGTTCTATACGTAGGAGGATTCAGGCCGGGTATCAGATGGGTCGGTATAACTTTAGTGGGATACATTCTGCTTCACATTTTCATTGATGTAAACGGCAACGGAGAGACTTTCGTCAAAGGGGAATATATTGCTCCTGTAATTGGTCCTGTATCCAGCCCTTACGGACCGCGTGCCTCTTCCCCTGACGGTTTTCATTACGGTATCGACTTCGCCGTTCCCGAAGGAACCAGAGTGCTTGCGAGTAAGCCTGGTACAATATGCTTTGCCGGGTATAAGGGAAATATCGTTGGGAACGTTGTAGAAATCAACCATCAAGACGGGGCGCAGACTATGTACGCGCATAACAGCCAGGTTTTAGTTTACGTAGGCCAATCCGTGCAACAAGGTGACGTAATAGCTTTAAGCGGTAACACAGGCCGTAGCACTGGACCACATGTGCATTTTGAAATAAGGCTGGATAACGGGAAAACCTCAGTAGATCCTGCACCTCACTTAAATTTACAGTAAGGAGGCGACACAATGAAGTCAATTAAACTTTGCGACTATATAGCAATCGTAAAGCCTTCCTACGTTTATTTAAAGCTTACACCTAATAACTCGATACGAAATAACACTTCCAATAATTTGGCAAAAACTATAGGCTCTCTTTACAAAACCTTTCATCAAAGCATAAAAATTGAACACAAAAAATTAATTAAATTATTCGGGAAGAAATTCGTCTTGGGTTCCAAGTATTCTTTAATACTAAACCCCAAAGTTAGCTATTACATTTATATAGAAAAGAAACGGATCGAGTTTTACTTTATTGTTCCAGAGCAGTCTCAAAGCATTATTAAAGAAAAAATGACAGATTCCTGGAATAACGTAACAGTCCAAGCTGTGAATGAACTTCCAGGCTTCAACGAAGACGTCACTACCTACCAATTAGACTACTCAAAAGAAGATGGTCTCAGTCTTGCCGTTGACAAACGCAGTAACAGTCTCTTAGAAAGTAACCTTAATATAGTAGACATCATGCATGAAGGCGATAAAGTGGGGATCTTTTATAACTTTATTCCTACATCCCAACGAAGCTGGTTAAGTGAATATAAGGCTACCATCACTAAAGTACGCAAAGAGCAACCTGTAGATAAAAATAAGACTGGTATTATTTACTTATTTAAGCTGGCATTCTCCCTTTTATCGGGGCTTGTAGACGATGTCGGCGGGTTCCTTGGTGATGACAGCCGTCAAAAATACTTAGTTAGGTATGAAAAGAACAATGCCTCTATTCTAGAGCAAACATTACGTAGCGCAATTAATCATAAAGTAGTGTCTAATGCAACCGTAACTAAAGGCAAGCACATGGTACTAAATATTCAAGCTATCGTACTGAGTGAAAGTAAGGACGACCTACACCAGCGAAATAACGCAATAGCTCTAGCCCAAAGCTACGACTGCATAGGTGAAGATAATAGCTTACGACACCGAAAGTACAAAGGTAAATTCCATCACTTAGATACTAAGATTAAAGGGGCTGCTACGATGAAAGTAAGCGTTTACGAATGCGGCAACTTCTTGGCGCTCCCTGGACGTGAATTACTTGAAAAACACAAGTTTATTGAAAAGGTAGAGACATTAGAGACTGAGGTGCCGGACGAACTCCTAAAGGGAGTAATGTGCTTAGGCGAAAACACGTACAAAGGCTATACACAAAAGGTCTACATGAGTACAGATTTTGATTATCAAATGCTTTCGCTGGTACTCATCGGGCCTAACCGGGCAGGCAAATCGAAGTTCCTTGCAAACATAGCCCGGGATGCTATTGAGGCAGGAGAGTGCGTAATCATCCCCGACTACATCGGGAGCTGCCAGCTAAGTGAAGAAATCGCAACAACCTTCCCAAGAGATAAAGTTCTGGAGATTAGGTGTGATCACTGGGATACGTTGCAAGGGCTTGGCTATAATGAGGTTCCACGAAGCACAACCCATTTTATCCAGTACAAAAATGCTAAGGAGCAATCGGCTCTACTGATGACGCTCGTTGATAGCATTAATGCTGACGATGCAAACTTCACGGCTAAAATGGGGAGATATTTTGAAAGCGCGGCATTAGCGGTATTCCTGTCTAATGGTAATATAAAAGACGTATTCGCCACTCTAATTAATTACAAAGTCAGGAAGTCATTTATAGACCGAATACCTGCAGAGCAAATGGAAAACATGGAAGAGTATATCGATTACCTACATGAGCTGGATAACGTTGAAAAAGGCAAGGTAGTTGGCACCAAGATGCACTTAATTACCGGTGCTGTAGATAGGCTACAAAAGCTTAAGGTTAATGCTTATATCGAGACCATGCTTAAAAAAGGAACTGAGAATAATATTGATCTGGTTAAGGAAATGCAGAAAAACCAGCTTATAGTTATTAAGATGCCTCAGCGTATGTTTCTGACCGACAATGAGAAAGACGTTTATGTAACTTATTGGCTCACTAAGATATGGCTTGCCCTGCAGATCCGGGAAGAGCAGATTCAAGATAGACGCAAAATGACTAAGGTAAACTTAATTATCGATGAGCTCTACCAAGTGAACAATGCGGAGAAATTCCTCAAGCTGAAACTTAGCCAGCTCCCGAAGTTTAATCTTAAACCTATCATCAGCTGCCATTACCTCAACCAAGTTAAGACTATCCGCGAAGAATTCAGGAGCGCCAATGCGTCATATATGCTCATCAGCGGATGTGATAAAAAGAATTATGATGAGTTGAAAAGCGAACTATACCCCTATACGGAAGAAGACTTGTTAAGCCTTAAGCGCTTTCACAGCTTGAACCTGATGAAGTGCAATGAAGGATACGCGAAGTTCATAACTAGCTTACCGGCACCTATTTCTTAAATAAAAAAGCAGAACCCCAGTGCTGCCCTAAACACCAGGTTTCTGCTCCAGCGATATATTCTTAACACTACACTATATGTCCATGCCCCAGGATGTGTGACAAAGCGCCGGCTAATTGCCGGCGTCTTTTTTGCCGAGATTAAAATTTCGGGAATTTCCCCTCATCAATAAGCCTTTGTCTTTGCTTAGCCATTTTGGCTGCTTCTCGCTTTTGCTTTTCCAAAAGCCCTTCTCTTTCCGCCTCGGCTTCCCTCCATGATATTAACTTAGGAATTGCCGCATAAATAAGGTTCTCTATAGATCCAAACTTTTTACCCGTAAATGGGCAAATATATTGCGTCTTTATGCCTATCTCGGCCAACTCTGCGCCCTTGGGGAAAAGATTACGTATAAGATCATCCTTTACGTCAGCGATAACTCCCTGGGAAGGATCTAGACTGTGCACATAGATATAGTGGTCCCAGTCTCTCATTAGGTCTTGCATCGTGTAAACAATCCCGCTCCTCTCAACGGCTTTAGGAGATGGGTCTTTCTTCTTTTGAGCCTTAACCGGGGCCGGGTTCATTTTTTCCTGTATGGCCGCATTAACGAAGGCGTTAACGCTCAAGCCTTTCTTCTCGGCAAAAGCTTGGATTACTTCCTTTTCCCCTTTTTTCACAGTAAGGGGTATCCGATCATATGCCTTTTCGTTATACTTTCGATTTGCTTTAGTTCGCGCCGTGGGCATAGCATCACCTCAACCTAAGCATAACACAAAAAATGTACTAACGCTAGTATAATTATAATTGACTATGTACTAGCGCTATGGTATATTATATGTAATAACACTAGTACATACAAAGGAGGCCGCCACAATGACGAACTTTACCACCATCACCGAACTTGAAATACTCCGCTTAGCATCCTTTGAATTGCTAGCAATGGCAAGCAAAGAAGCTGATAGGCTGAGGGCCAACCCCGAAAGCCAAATCGCACAGCACCGCCACAACAAGTTTTACAAGCAATACGATGAGATAAAAAAGAGAATAATCACATTGGAAAACGCAATATAAAAACCAAAGCCGAAAGCCGGGCGGCTAAGCCCGGCGTGATGAGAAAGGATGATATGTGTGAATTCTAAGGTATATGAAGACAATTATGGAATATGTCGTTGTGAAAAGTGCAGCACTGAATTACTATGCGATGAAAATGGGGATATGCCTGATGTTTGCCCATCGTGTAAAACTACTCTTGACTGGTCCATTTACGAACCCGCCTGACGATGGCCTGAGGGACCAGGCCGAAACCTAACCCGGACAAGCCCCGGGGAGGTCGCGGGATCCCGCTTCGAGCTGGCTTTGCAAAGTCAGCCTTGATATAGATTTTGATCTTTGTGGCCTAAATATTTATACTTTCGGCAGGAATCTCCATAATTTAAGAGAAACTATACTAAAAATACAATATTTTGGGGGTTGTTCATAATGGGGGAACAATTGCGGAAAGCGGCATATAAGGGCGACGTTGTCATTGGTAATATTAGAATACCTTGCGCTGTGTTAGACAATGGGAAAAGAGTATTAAGCGAAACTGGTATAACCCATGCTATACTAGGAACGGCAAGCGGTGCATCAAGGCGACTAAAAAAAGAACACCAAGAAGCCGGGGCCCCTTTGCCCGTTTTTATAGCCCCTAAAAACCTGAAACCCTTTGTTGATAAGGCTTTAGATGTCGGGTCCCTTGATCCAATTTTATATTTAGACGGGAAAAGAACCGTCAGTGGTTACGATGCATCAATTCTTCCTACTGTATGTGATATTTGGCTTAATGCAAGAGAGGCAAATATATTACAGAAACAACAATTAGATAAGGCATTGAAAGCAGAAATTCTTATGAGGGGCCTTGCTCATACAGGTATAATAGCTTTGATTGACGAGGCTACTGGATATCAAGAAGTAAGAGAAAAAGATGCCCTTCAAAAATTGCTAGCCATTTACTTGACAGATGAAAGACTAAAATGGGCAAAAATGTTCCCAGATGAATATTATCGACAACTATTTAGATTGAGAAAATGGAATTATGATCCCCTTGATACACACAGACCGAGATTGGTTGGAAAATTGACTAATCAATTGGTATATGAAAAGCTGCCCCCCGGTGTTCTTGATGAGCTAAAGAAATTGAACCCCGTCAAAAATAAACAGTCAGGTAGAAGAGAAGCTACCCACCACCAACATCTTTCAACAGACATTGGACAAAAGGACTTACGTGACCATCTTATGCAGTTGATAGCTATCATGAGGATATCATCTTCGTGGGAAATATTTAAAAAGAATTTTCAAAAGGCTTTTCCTCCTTCAAGCGGAATACAGGAAGAATTATTTGAAGAAGAAGATCTATAACACAAAAAAAGCCCCCATCGTTTTCAATGGGAGCCTAAGCTTGTAACCTTATGGGACAATCTGGCATAGTATGTATTGCGGTGTAGACATGGCATCGCTTCCTTTCTGATAAAGGGGGAGAGTTTAGGCGAGGCTCTCCCCTGTTACATTTTCCAGAGCATCCACTTGCAGGCCTGCACCTCATAGTTAAGTTCAAATACCTTTAGTATTCCATCAATTTCACTCTGGCAGCGGAAAATGATCATGCGCTTGCCAGCGATTTTTTCTTCCACCGTATGTACCACGCGCTGGACTTGGACCACAGATCCCTCGTGTCTGAATCGTACCGGATGAGGTTTACCGGCTTGATCGAACCATGCTACCATTTCCACCGGCTTAGCGATTATTTTCATACATATATTCGCTCCTTAAAGAACGTTTGTTCTATTATAAGGCGAATGAAGCGAAATTGGTAGAGGAAAGTTTTGGGTGTCGTGATCATCCAATAACAAAAAGACTCCTCATCATTCGATGAGAGTTAATTTGCGCTATTAAAACTCAAGCCTTACTTAGGAAGTCCAAATTTAAATACTAAGAATGTACAAAACCATCCCCTTTTATAGCTATTTATTGATTATCTTACCTATATTCTTCATCTCTATAGATAAAGTTCCATCAGGATTATTAATGAACTCAATATAGTCCTTATTATGGAAGTAATCCGCTGGAAATGTTATTTCGATTCCCGTGTCAGTTTTAATCCTATGATTTTTTCCCTTTTTGATTGCAAAGGATCTATCTACCTTTACTGTCTCGGGAATGCCAGTATTTTTTACTTCTTTAATATATTCTTCTTGCATTATAGGAGAAGAGTTAAATACTTCTTTGCCTAATTCTGTCGTATCTAAGTATTCTGATACTTCCGCGTTTTCTACTAAATAATTTTTAACCTTAGAGATAGCCGCAACACTGCTTTGTCCATGATTCTCTGATACCATGCGTGTAATGGAATGAAGCAAATCAATTGCGTTTTTAGGAGAAATAGTAGAGTTACATCCTAAAACTATATCGGATAGGATATAAGTATCCTTACCATCAATAAATCTTTTCTTGTCACAGAATCTAATATCTAGAGAGCTTACCTCAATAATGGCATATTCATCGATTTTTTGTGAAATATTTGGTAATATAGCATAATGATTGATGATTCCATTTTGTATTTTTCCCTCATTTTTAATTACTTGATGAGTAAACCCCACTTTATTATTACATTTTAATATTGCAATAAACCTTTTATCATCAATGTTCACGTCACAAACGATTAAATCTGCAGGTTCTAAAATATCTGATAGAGATATAGCGGAGTATACTAATTCTGCGGTATGAACAGAAAAACTAGTAAAGTCTATATTATCGGTAACGTATTCCGTAAGTTTTTTCTTGTAACTACTATCTGCATTAAAATTACCAGATTTTGAACCAGAATCGTTCATTATCTTTTCAATATGTTTCGTTAAGAAAGTAAGAACACTTTTACTCCCTATATCTAATTCCTGATCTGAAAATACCATTATACCGGACTTGAAATCCAGAATATGCAGAATAGCCTTATTTATTATCGTTATCAATATGTTCGCCTTCTCTTTCTTTTTTAAAGATAATCAAAAGCTTATAGGCAATACTCTCTCTAAACAATACTATTGTATTATATATAGCACTCTTTAGTTCGTAAATAATTCGAAATATATACGTGAAGTAGATAATAAGTACCAGTACCGCCAAGCTATTATTAATTATATAATTACTAGTCAATACCCATTCATTGACTATACAATTTAAGAACAGCAATATCACACCAGTTATACATAATCCTATAAAATACAGAAACAATACAGATTCATAATATTTAGTACTGATCATCAAAGATGATACACCATCAGTTTTGAGTTTTGCTAGTTCCTTTATATATTTATCGCTCAAAAATGCCAATAAAATAGCATAGATAGTAAATAGGTATCCAAATATATAAAGCAACACATTAAGAAGAACCCCTACTATAGCTAATAATATTTTTACCGTATTTTCATTAATCCCTATTATGGCAGCAAAAAAGACACCTAGAACAAAGCTAATAACGAAAGCAATCCAATTATTTTTATCTGGAGTAATTTCTTTGAAGGCGTCTATTATCATCTTTTTTGCAGGTGTTTTTTCTGTAAATTCATTAATTGTCGCAAAATATTTTTCTTCGTTCATTAATTTACACCTGCTTTCTGTCGAAGAAATCACAATATCACAATAATGAACGTAAGGCAGCTACATATCTTTTATACCAAGCCTCGTTTTCCTTACTAACATTTTTTATTATTGATTCTTTTTGTGCAATTAAAACGAAATATTCATCATCATCGCTAGTTACATCTTTAGCGAAAGCAATTTTCTTGTTAGACGAAAAAGAATCTTCTCTAATTTTTTCATCCTCGCCGTCTTTATTCTTAACAAATAGTGTTGTTCTAGCTTGCCCAGAAGTCTCTTCTAATAATTTTTGAATTCCCTCTTTAGAGTCCGGGGAGTTAAATGTTAAATTAGTGGTATTTGAACCGAGACTTTTCATTTCTGCTCTAATTGAGTTTGCAATTGGTCGCTTACCAAAATCATTATTAAGTGGAAAAAAATTAAGTTTTACCCACTTAATTTTTTGAACACTTTTGAGTACAGCGTTAATGTCTTCTTTAAGTGGCATATCTACAATATTGACTAAGGCGTTCGGCAAAGTTGTAGTAGGCTTACGTTTATTTTCTCGTTGTTCCTTATTAGCTTCACGGGTATATTTATTCAGAATATATCTTACTGTAGCTTGGAAGCTTCTAATATCGGGACTTACAGATTCATTTCGCACCAGAATCATGCGATGATTTTTTAAAAAAATAATAAATCTTGAGTAAGGAGCCGTTGGGTGCTTTGCCGGGGAAGCGGTTAACGCTCCATTCGTAACAGTTGTATGAATCGTATATTCAGTTTCTTTTATATAATTTCCAACGAGTATATATTCCCCGCCTTTGATTTGCTTGATCTCAACATCAGTAAATAGAAAATGAGGGATTTCATCAACCTTTCCCCTCATGATACCAGATGTAAAAGCAGGAAAAATGATGTCCTTGAAATGTGATAGCATTGGCTCTGCTTTTTCCCCAAAGGTAATATTGAAATTAGCCAAGTGCATTATCTTTTCGTTCACTCTGATCTCCTCCTGATAATTAATCTAGTTATTACGCAATATTTTAACTAGATTCGTCATCACTTGGCTAAATTCCTTTTCTTTACATCAAAAGTCAACAAAACTGTTTAGCGAAAGCCCCCTTCAGCTAAGGAGAGGGCTTTCATCATGCCTATATTAACCTCGCGCCACCTACATTACCGGATCGCTCTCTACCTCCGCGCTGGGCTGCGGCGTAATAATCGGCGGGCTGACGTCCGGGACCTGGGCCTTATAAACAACTGGCTCAAGGGCACTAACCACCGACTGCTGCGTACTCGGCTGGCTAATGTTATGGGCACCGGCCGCCGTGATCGCCACCAAAAACGAGTTAAGCACGGATAACCCAATAGCCTCAACCGTAAAATTACCGCTGACAAACAGGGTAAAAAGCTGGATCACCAGCGCAAAGCCCACGGCCATAAGCCGTATCCACCAGTCGCTTAATCGTGCCTTGACAGGCTCCTTAAAGAATTGGACGAGCAAATACGTCACAGCAACCAGACCGGCATAACTCCCCAGGTAGGACGTGGTAAATAAATCGGTGGGCATGTTGATTCCTCCTTTGTAATTTGCAAATTATGCAATTTGCTTACCCCAAATACTTCGCCACAGCAGCCGCTGTCTGATATTTATCGTTCCCACTCAACAGGACTTCGTTTGGATGATTGGTCGTTGCCCCGCCCACCACGATCAGCTTTTCAGCCGCCCTAGCCTCCGCCGGCACAGAGAGATCCGGAGGCCGCACAAAGATGGCACAATTACCATGCTTTACGGCAACATCATACCCCGCCCAGAAGTCTTCCTTCGTATATAGTAGGACAGCTGTTTTTAGCACATCTCTCCCTCCCTTCAAATCCTTGAATAACCTATCCCACGGGAATCCAACCCCCGGGCAATTAGGCCTATTAACACTGTCGATACGGTAATGCCCTATGATGTGATCAGCATCAATCGGTATACCGTATTTTTGCGTTAGATCCTTGTGCAGCCAAAGCGTGGCTTGGTATTGGGCCTCCGGCATCACATCTCCTGGCTGGCCCTCATGCTCGATCCCGAGTGTGTAAGTGTTTGGGTTCGTGCCATCATACAAAGCCCAGCTTGGCTTGTTGCGAATGCCCGCGTGCCAAGCCGTGTCTCCTTCTTTGACCAGCTGCAGGATGCGGCCTGTCTTTGTTACGAGATAGTGAGCACTCGATTGCGAAGCCGGATTGCAAAGCCAATTGAGACAGCCAGGGTAACTGCCGGCGGTGACGTGGTCCACTATGGCAATGATTTTGCGTCCTCCCCTGCTACTGTAATTCGGGGATGGATGCCATTCGATTACTGGCATAATTTACTCTCTCCCTTCATTTTAATAACGCTAACGTCCCCACTCCCGCACTAATGATGGCCCCAGCGACAGTGCGCCAGAGCCATGTATTGTTTGCTTCAAGTTTGTCAATGCGATGAGTATTCGATTTTGACCGTTGCTCGGTTTCGGTTGCCTTTTCTTCGACAGAGCACACCCTCTCCCTGAGGTCGTTTTGAGCGTCCAATTTTGTTTCGACTCTCACTACGCGCTCCCGGATCTCCATAAGTACTTCTTGCTGATCTCCCACCCACATCAACTCCTTCGTTTTAGAAATAAAAATAACCGCCAGAATGACGGTTTAGGTACTTGTGACTACACATAATGGATCTACTGCTTAACATCTCTCTTATGCTTAATATAGATCCAACTTATAGGTTCTGTATCAGCATGAGCAATTAGCTTAAAGTTACAAAATCTTGACTTATAAAAATATTTCTCTTTACATGTAGTATTCCCCTCGTTTTCAGATACCTCATAAGTATACTTCATTTTTTCCCCGGCAATTGTAGTGTAGGTTATTGTTGATTTTCTTAAGAGTTGCGGTTCAAATTGAAACGCCATATCTTGAGCAAAAATAAAAACCTTTTGCTTAATAGAAATAATTGGAATCCTCTTTTGCAGAGTTACCCTTTTCTTCGAAATCTGCCCTTCGATATCTATAGAAATATTTACATTGGTTACTAAAGAAGGGCCCAGATTTTCAATTTTCAAGAAGTTTGTTCCTGAACAAAGCGCCCCTGTTTTAACACGATCATGTAATTTCACAAGGGATTCGGTTTCTACTAATCTAATGTCTTCTGTTGGTTCATAATTATAACCTTCTAGCCTAGTTCCAAGATTATCAATTTCTTCAGCAACAATAAACGATCTATGTTGGAATCTTTTGTCTCCGATATCACGAAAGTAATTATAGACGACAGTGAGCAAGAATACTGTTAGAGCTCCAACTACCCCCGATAACAACGGAGAATTCCACATCGTACGTGAATTAAGAGCCGCTTTTAAATGTTCTAATTCAAGTGATAATTGTTGAACCTGAAGGATTAAATCATTAAATTCCATACACTAAATTAGTCCTTTCTAAAATAAAAATAAAGTTACTAATTTAGTGTTCTACATGATAGATCATTATCCTTGTTTCTACACAAATCAATTATTAACATGTGCAGGGCAAAGAAAAAAGACCTCTCGGTCCCTGCTTTGCCCCAATTCTTTACTGCGGACATTACCGCTTAATTAAATCTTGCCTACCTTCGCCGATCAGGATCGCGTCAACATCATCCTGATAGCGCTGATAGAGTGTAATACTAAATACATACTCGTAGTCTTGCTTGCCATCTAGGATCTTGCCTGCGATATACATAGCCATCATTAAATTCCTCCTCCTGTTAATTGTGGAATAATGCTAAACATTAATTCCTCGATTACCGTGTCTTGCATGGCGACTTTCTTTTGCAGTATTTCAAGTTCGGTTGGTTCTGGAGGTGGTTGTGGCGGTCGTTCCGTTGGAATAATGTCAATTAGTTCTCTATTTTCGTTTAGCACAAACTCAAAATAAGGAGCGTGTTTTTTGATTTTCTCAGCTAACAATTGTCCAAGTTCTGTCGTTTCGTCCACCACGTAATTCTCGTCGTTATACCAATCGGTGTCAGGGTAAAAACTATTGGTTTCAAAACCTTTATCCTGCTTTACAATCATTGGCTTTTAACCTCCCACGACATACTTGCTACATTGATTGTAGTGGTAGTACTCAGGTGAGTATTCACAAATTTGATGATTATAGAATTATTACTATTAATGTAACATTCGAGAATTTTTACTGTCGATGATCCATTAAACCCATACCCGTAATAGGAAACATATCCGCTGTCCATTTTTGATGATGCGCAACTGTTTGCGCCAGCCCCAGTAATGGAATAGCCATCAAGGCTAGATCTATTAAAGGCAATCTCCATCCCTATATAGTTAGATCCTGATAGATAAACCCGCCCCGATTGCGCTTCCGGCATAACAGGGATTGTTACAGTATACTCTTCTAAGGGTGCCATGGATTTGCTAAAACCCGAAAGACTACCCCTTTGAAATTTCGCAGCATTGCCTAACCTATTAGCGGGGACATTGCCGCTACTATCAAGGTCCGCAATACCATTTGCAACACCTTTTTGCGAGGATGGGATTGCAGCATTAGCCTTGTCCATGGCGACTTTTACTGCACTTGGAGTAGCTGCAAGAGTCGTGCTTGTGCTTGTTGTGCTACTCGATAATTGCACATGCCCTTTAGTGGTTAATGTCGCATCTTCCGCCAAATGCGCAACAAGGTCTGTCTGCGCGGCCCGGCTCGTATCGACTGGATGAACATGATCTGCCCTGGCATATCTCTTCGATGTCCCTGCAGTTGCCGTCCCGTCCATAACGGGGCTTGTCGAGGCTGCTTGATTTACAACAAAAGCCGTTGTGGCAACTTGAGTAGTTGATGTGTCAACTGCCGCCGTAGGAGCTGTGGGGGTGCCCGTTAATGCTGGGGAGGCCAATGGTGCCCTGGTTGTATCTGCAGGATGCCTGTGATCCTCTCTGGCATACTTTTTTGATGTCCCAACGGCAGCAGACCCATCCATGTTAGGCGTAACAGTCCCCGCTTGCCCGGTAACAAACGCTGTTGTAGCAATCTGGGTCGTGCTCGTATCCGCTGCCGCAGTGGGTGCAGTCGGAGTCCCAGTGAGCGCTGGCGATGCCAACGGGGCTCGGGTGGTATCGGTCGGGTGCACATGGTCTCTCCTGGCTGCAGTGGCCGCTGATCCTGCCGACGCCGTGCCGTTGGCCACTGGATTTGTGCTATCAAAGGCTAAATGGGCATGGTCGGCACGGGCAAGGCTTGTGCTGGATCCGGCGGCATTAGCCGTCCCCAATCCCCCCGAGGGTGCCGCCGTGGGAATAGGATCACTACCTCCGGGCCGGTGAGTATCAGCATGGGAACCTATTTCTCCCGCCGCATCCATCGCCTGTTTCAGCTTTTGATCAATCACATCGACATTGTCGTTAAAATCTTGAATGTTAACAATATCTGTACCGTCCGGTTTCTTAAGTCCATAATTTGCTGTTGTCTGCATGACCATCCTCCTTACTCATAAACTTTCAACTCATTCCAGTTCATAACATTCACGCCATTCCAAGCGAGATGCTTCAGGGAGTCCCACCACGTATAGGAATATTTAAAGCTGTAAGCCAAGTGAGCCGGTTTAATCTGCTCGATCATCGCCATAAACCCGGGCATATTCGTCGGGATACCCTTGGTCCCAATAAAGCGGACCTCAAAGCGGTACTCTGACGGGTACTCAATCACATCCACCTCGCCCCCGGAAAAAGCAATGGCCGTATCCTTAATCATTTGCTTCGTGGTTGTCCCCGACCCGCGCAGTTTGGCCTTGATCTGTTCCCGCCTTCGCTCTATAGATTTCGTCGGTTCTGTCTCTAGACCCAGCTCACTTTCCCAGTAAGCTAAGCCCCATGTGGCGGTATCTACAAAGCATTGGTCCAGCAGGTCATTCATGGAAAATAAAAAAAGACCCAGCTCATTGGACGCAGTCTCCTGTAACTTTTTCATTTCCCGTACGCTCTGATAATACTCGGGTAGATATCTCATGAGGTCGGGCTTTGCATACTCAGGCTGGTCCCCGTCGTTGCCGTCAGTCCCAAAAAGGGTGGTGCCATAGATTTGGTTTCCGTATCCCATCGGCTCACACCCCCTTTAGCTGGTTCCAGGTTACCCCGGGACTCAGTTTCCCCGCGGCCAGGTCATAAGCTGTTTTTACGGCATTGGCCGTGGCTGCCTGAGTGGTTGAGGTGCTTGTCATTGTATTATTTAGTTGAGATATTCCCGCAGCACTTGTAGATGCCGCTGGCAGTCTCGCTATGGCCACCGTTCCGGCATTGATATCGCTGGCATTATGTGTGTGTCCCACCGGAGTAAAGGTGCTTGGCTTTCCCGAGACCCCAGTCCAGGGGACACTCTCCGCCACCTCCGCTACATCCACTTTGCCGTCATTATCCGTGTCATAAATGCTTTTCAGCATATCCCCGACGGTTTGGGCAGCCACCAATAGTTCATTGCCGCTTTCTGTTCCTATATAAAGCTTCTTGGTATCCGTGCAGAAGCCTAACTCCCCTACTGCCAAGGTTCCAATGCTACCCTCAAGGCCACGCCTAATCTGGATCAATACTTTTCTTGCCATCAGCCTCCCTCCTTAGAATGTTCCTCCATCCACAATGGATACCATCAACCTATTTCCATTGGCCGAGTCATAGACAAGACTGCTGGCATCAATATTGGCCTCAATGCCCGTGCTGTTGACGAGGATTCCTTTCCCAGCTTTAGCGCTAACCGAAGTCGAAGCAACGGAGATCCCGTTCCCCGCCCCTACCGTCAATGTCACTGTGTCGGCCTGCCCGCCCCCCGTTAAACCATTGCCGGCAGTAATCGTCTGCAGGGCTCCACCGGTTCTTACCCAAGCTGTCCCGTTCCAGCTGTAGATTTTTTGTTCCTCATCAACGTAGCAGGTCCACCCAATCTGAGGCGGGTAATAGGACCAGGCTCCTGATGCATATTCGGCAATTTGATCCTGTTTCCCGGACCACACACCCGTTGCGCCGCTGGGGATGATATAGCGATCTCCGGTCACTGGACTGCCCGGTGGGGCTGTAGTGGTACGATTCTTCACACTGGCTTGAGGTTCGATGTTGTGCTTAGCTAATTCAATTTCATTACCAATTTTTTGAGCACTCCATAAGTCGGTTATGGCTGTCCCCGAGTCATTGATAAGGCGGTGTTTAGCCGCATCGTCAATATGAGATTTTATTTCAGCCGCAGTTTTCGTGTTAGTACCATCTGATACTTTGTTAACCTGGCCGTTGGTTATGTCTGATTTTTTAACCTTTGCATAGGTTGTTCCATCAGACACATCATCCAAGGTTCCGGTTAAATCTGTTATCTTTTGGGCGTTAACACGCTGCCAGGCCGAAACCGTATCAAAATACAGATAGCCTGCATTGGTGCCACTGGTGACATAGTAAAGCCGCCCTAATGTCCCAGCATTGGGCCGGGCCGCTTCTGTCCCAGATAGTGCTCTGCCGACAAAAACATTGGCAGTGCCGTCCCCGATGTAAACTTCCTTAGTATCTGTGCAAAACCCCATCTCTCCTGATGACAAAGCACCTAGGGCCACTAGCTCGGGCTTGGTACCTCGGCGAATTTTAATTGTTTGTGCCGCCAATGGTTATACCTCCTCTCTAATAAATCCACCGCCGTCGATGATTCCTGTTGCTTTATATCTCTCTATCTCTGCTTGGGTTCGAATCAGACTGTCTTGTAAATTGTTAACATCCTCCGCCTCTACCATATCCCCGGGGGTCTCATAGGTAACATAGACCGTCTCTGTTTGGGCGAAGATTTTAATCGAACGTTTCCAAGGCGTCTCAGAAGGAATGGATACAATGAAGTTTGTCACTGGGATACCTGTAAACTGTGGTCCTGTGTAAACTCTGATTGTGCTGTTCGTAATGTTGTCGTGACCTAAGAAACCCTGGTACACCCCGCCATTAATAGGCAGCTCTTCTTCAACCGTGTAAACGCTGCCGTCCGACTTCTTGTTAAGTTTTTCGGTAAATTGGTCAATCTGATCCGGATAAGGCATAGTTTTACACCCCCAGTTCCACGGTCCCAAATACCGGGATTTCTTCGTCCGCCAGAGCGATATTGGCACTGCCGCCGTTGACTAGCAACGTAGTATAGTCGATGACACCTGGTGTGCTAAGGAGCAGGTTCCCAATCTTGGCATAACTGACATAGGTGTTGATAAAAGCTGTATCCTGCAGATAGCTTTCCACCTCTACCTTAAAAGCGTCCGTTACACCTTGGATAGCATAGCCGGATGCTAAAACGGCAGTCGCCGTAACACTGATCTCTTTAGCTGCTGCCGAAACGACGGTCACAGCGGCTCCAATAGGGCGTACGGTCTCAACATAGTCTGATACAGCGTCCACCAAAGTGGAGGTAGCTGGCTGCTTTTCAGCATCAACAATGACAACCTTTACCGTCCCTGACCCCTCCCAAAGTGGAAAGACCTTAGCGCCTCCCACTCCAGCCACTTCAGACGCCCACTGCCGATATTGAGCAGCATTCCCAGACGTTGCCGGCTGACGAACCCGCTGTAGATAGCGCTGCCTGAGGCTGTCGTCGGTTTCTGCATTCGTTCCCGGAATGAGAATGTCGGACAGCTCGGCCTGCACCAACCCGGGGATATAGTCAATCGGCATCAGCGTACCAAAGTATTGATTGCCGACAGTACCGGCAGTTTCGCACTCCAGAATATACTGACCCGACGCGATTTTTTCTTTGGCAGCATACCTTACCTGCTCAATGGAAAAGCGGCTGCCGATGGCCACATCCAGCGGGGTATCATTTTGCCCGTAAAACATTGCCTTCCGCTGGGCCTTCGTGGCGACTCTACGAGTAACCCCATAATCCATCGTCCTTAATTCCAGGTAATCTCCGCTTGATGTTTGAGCCGAGAATAGCCTTAGGTTGACTTCCAATTCTGCATAAGCCTGGGCCAGTTCTGCTGCAGCCGGGGATAAGGCGTCATAAATAATGCTGCCCTCACGTTTGTCCAGATCCCCAGGCACCCGGTCTAACATTCTGTCCAAGATGGACTCATACGTTTGGCCCTCATACACTTACACCCTCACCTCCTGAGTTATCTCAAAACTCCCGTATTTGCTGATAACTGTGCACTCAATGAGCAGACCATCTCCCGTGACTGTAGTCCGTATATTCTCAACGCCGGTGATTCGGTCATCCTGGGTTAACGCTTCTCTGACCATGCGGGCAGCCTCTGATTTTACAAAGACCGGATTCATTCCGACTAACTTCTCTATCTCAGAGCCGTAGTTTGTTGTGTAGATTAAGTGATGATAACGAGGCGTCCCCAGGATCTTAAAGACAGCCTGTTTGACCGCCTCAAGGCCGTCCAGTCTGCCGGCAATTCGTTCTTTAGCTGCATCCAGCTTCCATGTGAGGGATGGCTGCTCCGTTTCTTCAATCACACCGTTGTTGATGCTTCCGCCGGTCGGTATCATGTTGTCACCACCTTGTCTAAGATTACAAATTTCTGCCCGCCTTGGACCCTGAGCAGCAGGACTTTGTCCCCCACCTTAAGCCCAGGGCGGATGATCAGTTTAGTTGTCAGGGCCGTAGCTGTGGTTCTTGATGATCCATCATCAGTGTACTGATGAGAGTGTGTCAGGTCGACTTCATACCGGGTTAAACTTTCCGGCACAATTAAAAAATCCGCCGGCAGTGTAAAGCGTTGGTCGACTTTCACACTCAGCGGACTTATGGTTAGTATCTCTCCAAACATAACATTCACAGGGTTTGATGCCCCTACAGCATCTATCCCCGCAGCTTTTATTACATCCAATAAGCTTGCCATTATACCACCTTCATAATTGCTTTAAGTTCCAGGCTCATCGTATGGTCTGCACCTTCGAAATAATGCTTACATTCATCCACTAAAAAGGGCTGATTGATTTCGTACTCTTGAATCTGTATCCTTAGATAACTCCCGGCCCTTACTCGGAGATCACCGATAGCTTCGATTTTCAGCGTCCTTGATTCCCGGTTTTTCAATGTGACCAGACTATCGAGCAGCTCATTAATCTGAGCATCGTTCATGTTTTCATCCACACTTTGATAGAGCTGCAACACGCCCCACTTAGCCATATTGGCGCTGTCTTGGGCCTGATAGATTTCGCGCTTGCCGCTTTCCTTGTTGTCTTTGTAAAGCTTAATTTTATTGTAGGTGTCATCATCAATGGATATCTTGTGACTATAATCGGTCATGAGGCTGGCATCGCCAATGATGAAATCCAGCAGTAAGTCCTCAATATTCCGCACCGACAAAGCTCCAAAGTCATCGAAGAACACATAATTTTTGCCAGCATTCATCAGAGTTAAATCTAAGGCTTTGCAGATCGTATCGAAAAGCTTTTGGTCATTTTGGGACATCGTCGGAATTATATACCCCGTATCATCGATCCGCCCAAGTTTGAGCTTGAAGTCGGCGGCAATGGTTTTAATGACCTCAGAGGCTGTGACGTTTGCAAAGACATAGGTTTCATTCGCCATGAGGTACCGTAGTTGATCATAGCAAGTAATCTTAACTGCCTCGTCCCTTCCCCCTTCAATGGAAAAGACATAGCCGTAGAAGACATTGACACCATCCTCAACTTCCTGGACCCGGACAATATCTCCATTGCTGTACTTGAAGGCTGCATCTTGCCCTAAAGCGTTTTTGATTAGCGTAAACTCCAGGCTGCCGGCTTTGCCGATCCTGCTCGTTTTCCAGGTGACGTCCGAGACAATCTGAGAGATATCCCACACGTTTCCATCTTTGTTATCGATCAGTATTTTTAGCACAGTGCACCTCCTATGCCAACTTTATTACTCGGCCAACCTGCAGCCGTTTGATCTCAGCATCAGATATGCCGTTCAATGATTGTAACTCTGGCCAGCGACCTCCATTGCCTAATTGCTTCTGTGCTACAGCCCATAGAGTATCCCCGGCTGCGAGAGTATAGGTTTTAGGTGGCGGCTGCTCATTAGGCCTCGCTGGGGGCTGGGATTGGATGGCTTGAGTGGACACTGAAGCGATTGTCATTGTTTGGGCAACGACAGCCCGGCGTGCGGAGTAAGGCGTGTATCGTTTCAATTTTAAGGTATAGTCAATATCCCCGGAGCCGGCAGATTCCTTCCAGTCAAAACCTTCAATGCTGGCCAGTGTGTTAATGTCAAACGTTTCGGAGATAAAAACAAAACGGATGGGCTCTTTAGATTCCATCCACTTTAGAATGCGTTTTACATATTCGTAAGGTAGCAACAAGGGGGAAACCGTGACAAATGGGTAGCGTTGTGCCGGGAAGAAACTGCTAAACGCATACTCTGAGAGTTTGGGGTTTTTTATGACGTTGATTTCCCCTAGGGCTACAACATCATAGGTCTTGTTATTCCCGCCCTCTCCAATTTCCAGGGCGCTGGGCATGACGGGAAGCTCAATGGTTTCTGAGTATAAGCTCAGTTTGATGCCGTAGGGCATAGGTGATCACCTGCCTTTATTAATATGGCTATTCAGTATGCCTATCGCCTTACAAAAAGTGCTGCGTGACCAACCCTCTGCTGAGGCCTTTTCCAAGATGGAGGTTGCTATTTCAAGACTGTCCTGAATCTCTTGAATCGGTTTGCTTAAATCTACCGTTACGCTTACCAAGCATATTCTCCCCCTTCTTACGCCCATGCTCCTGCCGCAGATGAAGCAATATCAGTCTCCAGCATGGTTTTAATCTTTCCTACTATAGTGTCCACGCTCTGTCCGTTGTGAATATCCCCGGTTGTGACTGCTACTGTCGGCGTCAGCGTTACAAAGTTCTGGATGTTCTTCATTTCGGCTAATTCGCGCATGATCTTTAGGTCTTCGTTGGAGATATCGACTTTATCCTTGATTTTGCCGACTTCATCCACTTTGCCTATATTGGGGATGTTGCCCAAGTCGAAATCCGTCAGCGTATTTGTTCCAAGGTTTGACAGGCTGAATTTGTCCGAAACCTTGTTGCCCCAGTCATACCCGGTGTTGAAAGCGTTAGTGTAATCGAATCGACCAGGAAGGTAATTGTGGGGATCTAATCGCGGAATCTTTATTTCTACTTCACCCACTAAGTCATCAGCCATCCCCTGAAGATCGCCCCTCCATCCATTGATTGCATCCGACAGATGCTTTCCAGTCAACGTGTCAATTGCCGAAGCTATAGTCTCTAATATTCCTAAAACTGTATCCCCCAAGCCAACGAACAATCGGACAATGGAACCTACCGGGTCATTAAACACATTTCTAATAGATTCGGCGACCGTTGCGATTACATTCCAGATTGTCGCGACGACATTAATAACAATTTTAAGGATCGCTAAGACGATGTTCATAATAACCGCTCCGGCGAACATGAATGCCCCTGCAATAAGCCCTGTGGCAGAATAGCTCGTGCCGGCAAATTTATTGATGGCGGCTATTACAACATAGAAGATAGCTATTAATGCGATGATGCCAACAATTATCCATGTTATAGGACATGCAAGCAAAGCCGCATTAAGTCCGTCTTGGGCTATTATTAATGCAATTATTGCCGCAGTTTCCGCCCAAGAAGCAATGGCATGCGCTCCTTTTACTGCCAAATCTTTTAAGGTCGTAAGCCACGCAATCCCCATTACCGCATTATAGGCTATTAAAGCACCCACAACTCCCCAAATAATAGGTTCAATAATGCCCCAATTGTTTTGCACCGCATTTCCAACTAAAATCAAGCCCGAAATTAAACCGTTTATTGCACGAGCTAATATATTGATTCCAATTGTTAGATTATCTATGAACGCGGCCCCACCAGGCGAGTTGATCAAGCTATTTATCTTCTCAATGACAGGACCAAAGGCTTTGAGTGCGTTATTTCTTAACTTATTGAACATATCTGCAAACGTCATAGGCATTGTCGCAAACTTTGAATTTATATCATCCGCCGCATTGAACAAGGCACCTTTAATAATGTCTGAAGTAATCGTCCCCTCTGCAGACATCTTTTTAAGCTCACCTTTGGATTTTCCCGTGAAATCAGCGATAGCGCTTGCCAGCATGGGGGCGTTTTCCATGATGCTGCGAAACTCATCACCTTGAAGCTTTCCCGCAGCCATCGCTTGAGTGAGTTGGTACATACCGGACTGCTGTTCCATGGTGGATGAGCCACCAACCTTGAAGGATTTCTGCATAAGTTCTGTGAATCTAATAATTTCATTATTGTTGGAAAAAGCATCTCCAGCCAGGAGGCCAAGTTTTCCCACACTACTTGCCATGACGCCATAAATTCCATACGCCCTATCTGCTGTAGCAAATATCTTGTCTTGAAGCTGCACGTCCGTTTGAGAACTATCGTTAATCAGTTTAAGTCGGGCCTGCGCTGATATATAGCTATCACTAGTATTCATAGCTGCCCTTAGACCCATTAAACTAATATAAGTTGCTACAATCCCCTTAATATTAGAAAGCATCATGCTTGTATGGTGTGCACCATTTTGAGCCGACGCGTTGAATCTATCCTGTGCACTTGACGCTTGGTTGATAAGGCTTGCACTGCTCTGACTTGATTGGTTAAATCGTTGTTGTGCCCGAGTGGACTGGTCAATAGCCTGCCTTATGCCCGCTTCGGCTGCGGCTATTCTCTCTTGGGCTGCTACAAGCGTCCTGCCAACATTGGTATTTCGTTCGGTAGCACTTTGCATTTGCCGCATACTTGACACCATGAGATTCATTCCCTGCGTTATGTTTTGTAGCGGCCTAGACATTGCGTCGAACATCCTCAGTGTAGCACTGATGGTTGGCACAATTAATCCCCCCTTGCGTAGCATAAGAAAAAGCACCCCCCATTAGGAATGCTCAGTATCGTTTTCTACAAGAAATAGTTGATAAGAATTCCCCTTTTTTATTTTTGTTAACAAGCCTTTTATTTCCAGATAATTAACAAGTCTTTGTAAACGTTCACGTTCAAAATCAGGAAATTCCCTATACAAATCTTTTTGAATATATGTACCAGTAACCCTAATGATATTCAAGATTTTTTCTTTTAGTATTTCATCTTCTCGTATTTTTTCGATTCGATTAATTATGACTTCTTCTTGACTAAAACATAGACTCTGGCTATTGTGCATTTGTTCCCACATATCAATGAAATAGACTTTCCCTCCTTTGCTTGTTTTATAACAGAACTCTTTCAAGCGATTCAATTGCGCCAAGGCAAGATATAACTTTTCTATTTCTTCTGTTGGCGTTAGGTCGAAGGCGTAATTGTATGCATCGTAAAAATCAGATTCAAGTTTTTCAATTTTAGCGTGATGCTTTAGCCAAAAACCGTCAGACAACTCTTCGTCACGCTCACTAAAGTATAACCTCTTTTTTTCAGGTTTTTTTGTATCTTCATTATTCATTTCTCTTCCTGAACATTATTTCTCCTCCAATCAATGAATATTGTATCATCGAAAGGAACTTTATGCAGGATAATCGGCCCCATCACGGAGAACTATTTAGTAAGATTATTACTCATCTATTTAGGAGGGATTTTAGTGAAAATCTGCCTTAATTGTGGAGATAAATTATTGGATGCAGCCAAAAAATGTCCTACGTGCAAAACAAAAGATAAAGGATTTCCAATTGTTGACTCAAACGATAAGGATACTATTAACCGCATTATTGCCGGTGTTCCTAATCCCAAAGACCTAACAATGATCAAGCGAGATTTAGAACAAAGAAGGCAAATTGCGGCAATGGACAAAGAAGGAGTTGCCTATTGCCCCAAATGCCACTCCACATCTTTGAGCGCCAACAAAAAAGGATTTGGTATAGGAAAAGCCATCATTGGAGCTTTGGCGGCCGGTCCGATAGGTCTCGCCGCAGGGAATATCGGTGCGAAAAGAATTGAAATAACCTGCCTTAAGTGTGGCCATCAATTTATGGCTGGAGGTAAATGAGCCTAATTTTCTCTTCCTATTTCTTCTTCAACTTCGCGGCTTCTCTCTTCTCCTTTTTAACCCGGATATCGATCATGGCATAAATCATTGCTTTCTCATTTCTCGGTAGCTCCGCAAACACCCCAGGCAAAATATGAAACTCGTGGAGGGCGTAGTAAGCATAATTAGCCTCACCATCGCCCCCCTCAATCAGTTTTTTGCTTCTTCAACCAAGTCTTCCATAGTCTTGTCGTAGCCGTTGATTTCAGAAACAATACTTGAAAGCGTGGCATATTCGCCGTCTCTCATTTTGGTTTTCATTGCATTAAGCAAGTCTTCGGCACCCAGGACTCCCCAGCTTTTCTGCAATGCTTCGCTTTTAAAATTAGGGTGCACTGTAGTCTCAATAATAATCTTTGTCATAAATGCATCATGATTTGCCTCAACAACTTTTTGCCCTTTGTGAAATGTAATCTTGCGGCAACTTTTCCTGATTTCATCACCGGTTGTGGCCGAGATTGGCCTAAACTTCATTTTCTTTTCCTTTCCGCCAAGACTTACCGGCTTTTCAATAATCTCGGCATCCTCAAAATCTTCCATTAAAAAATCTTGTAAATCATTCATGCTTTATTCCTCCAATTTTTAACTAATCATTTTCAACGAAGGCAGGAACGCCAGGTCTTTAATGATCTGACACTTTGCCTTACTGCCGATACTTTTCATTTACCAACCTCTCGTTTTCGTTTATATAAGTTATCCCTAGGATTTTCTCAACAAGGTCAGCATACTCTCCCGAGACATACTTCCTTATTTCACCAACAGGATAACTATAAAATATGTCCTTATAGATATTTTGGACCCCCGTAATGTTATCAAGGGTCATTCCTGACTTTTTAATCGAATTTATTACCGCGTCTACCTCTTCCCCTAGTTTGTACTCGTCGCAGTCATCAACGTAACAATTCTTCGCTTCCTCAAGATCGCACACTATGAAATCGACATCACTTTTAATAGGTTTCCATTTTGCTAAGTTGAGCTCCGCTGTCCAGTCTTCCCCGCAGAAATTATTTAAATCATTTAATACAATACATGCACACATCTGCTTTACGGCACTTGAAGCCTTTTCGTCAGACACAGAAACCTCTTTAGGCGAATCAAATTTCATTATACTCAGATCCGAAACCACCTCATTAAAATTAACGTCAAACCATTCCCCTATCACTCTCTTGTTCTTATATTTTGCATGCAAATCGACTTCTGCCTTTTCATAATTACCTATCAAGGGAGAGATAAATGACTTTGTTATTTTTAGTCCGGATTGAGTCTCAAGCGTTCTGAGCCTTTGAGTGGGGTTTTTTGCTCTACCAATTTTAACTCTTCCCGTTTCATTTGTAATAACATACACGTGCCCATTCTCATTCATGGAATCTCATCCCTCTCTTTTAGCATTATTAAAGAGACCAGAATTATAATCTGATCTCTTTAAAAGAGAGGTTAGCGGTGTGTCTCACGACATGACATAGCCTCAAAAATGACATAATCTCGTTACCGGCTTATTTAAACTTATCCAAGATATCGGCATCTTCAAAGGTAAATGGCAGCTCCTCTTCGATAGCATCATCGCTGCTTGCATCAAAGGATGCAATGATGACACTGTCTAGGTTGCAGTTCTTTAAGACAGTCGTCTGTTTCCCTATGCTTGAGGTCGTATCCTCATTGGTAATCTGCAGGTCGAAATAAAAATCCTTGCCGGTCTTGATATACTTCAGCATTAAGGACCTGAACAAGCTTGTAACGTAATAAACCGTCAACGTCCCACTGCCTGACCAACCCGTAGATTTCTTGGCAACATTCATTCTCCCCAGAATGGGGACATCGGTTTTGGTCTTTTCAATCGTAGCTTCAATGGACTTAGCGTAGAACAACTCTTCTACTTGACCATTGATCGTCGCAAAGGCCCGGGCTTGCTTCCCTGTGATGACATCTTCCGATTTCATAAAGGCCATGTTAACTTACCCCCTGTTCATAATAAAGAGGCGGATTACGCAACCCACCTCTTTCAAGTATCTCATTAATGTTAAGCCCCCTATGATATTGAGCTCGTACTTTTTGAGGAGAAAGTCCAAATTCATCGGTAAGCTCAATCAATAAACGTTCCTCGTTCCTAAATTCAACCTTAATATTATTCCTTTTGTTCCTTGATTGTTGAAATCGAGTAGCAAAAAGGCAATTGTCAGGAAAGTATCCTTTGTTATTGTCTGCCCTTTCAATAGTAAGCCCATCATGATACCCATTTTGAAGAGCCCACATCTTGAAAGATTGATAACTGTCTCTCCACTCTTTACAAATAGTAATTCCTCGCCCCCCGTAATATGGGTAATCAGGGCGATTTTTATTATAGCACCTAGATCTCATATTCCCCCACGTATTGTACAGCTTTGACCCTACATCTCCATGCTTTGTGCTCCTGTCAAGCAATATGTCCATCTTATAGCATCCACAGGACTTGGTGTGCCCACTCAATAAATGCCAATGTTCAACTTCAACTATTGCTCCGCATTCACACTGACATTTCCAAAAATGAGAATACCTTTCTCCTTTGTTTTGTTTTTGCCTCTTTCCATAACCAATAACATAGAGTCTTTCGAAGAGCATATCGGTCAAATCTCGTTTCGGTTTTAAGCTTGGCACGAGTCATCACCTCACTTTTACCAAGAGGTATATACGCTCTACGCTATCCACTGGTTGCGTGTAGGCCTCAATAAGAACAGCGTCCGCTTCGTTACCCGCAATGACAGTCAGGTCAGTCTGTGAGTCAAAGTTCTGGATGGCATTAATCCCCTGCAGAGTTTCCATATAGTTCACACATTCATTCTTGAGCAGGTTCCTGCCGTCATCATTGTTATTGACTTTCCCGACGTAAAACTCAGAAAAGATACTTACCAGATCATTGTTGATACCGTCTAAAACCCTGATCACGCGGTTCTTGTGGAAAGCTTTACCCTTGTCCACTGTGAAGCTGGTCAGGGTATTAATATCCTGTTCGACTAGCGCCCGGTTGTCGCTGGCCGTGAACAAAAACTCCCCGGCTTTTAACGCTGCAATGATCTGGGTATTCGTGTACCTGGGAGCCACATCTACGGCATCGTCATAGGCTTGGTAGGTTAACGACTCGTTGACCTCAGCTCCCGCTGTGGCACCGGCTACCCAGGCCGTTGCCTGTGCTGCCGTAAGGGTTGTCCCGTTGGAGAGGACCACGCCATTTTTGACGCTGATCACACCCTCATAGTCGGCTATTGGATAATTCTCCAGGACCACCTGAATTTTCTTGCCCTCATCATCTCGGAGCCGTTTGCAGAAAGCTGTGAAGGTTGCTTTCAGTGTGTTATCTGTCGAAGGCAAGGCCAGAGTATTAAAGTCAAAAATCTCGACTGCTGCCAGATAATCGATATAAGCCTGATTGGTAACCGTACCGTCTGCTCCGCCGGTAAGAGGTGCGCCAGCTGTTTCAGCTAAAGCACCGGTGCCGCTGAATATTACCCAGTCATTTGCAATAAGCCCAGCAATATTAGCTACAGTTTGCATATCCTGCTCAACCCCATCTACTAGGGTGGATACATCAAACTTGGTTTCATCGTCGATATTTTCCTGAATGATTACAGAGATGCTGTTCCCGCGAACCCCGCCCCATTTAGCGGTGACCGAGAGATTGCCAGCTGTAGCCGTTGCCTTCGTCCCGGCGTTAAGCCTATACAGGAGGAGTTTTTGAGCTCGTTTCAGGGCTTCGTTAACCAAGAGCAATCTAGGATCTGTAATGCTGTAACCCAGCTTAGTCAACGTGTCTTCGCCGGCTTCAATCGTAATAATCTTACTGGGTTCGCCCCAGCTCAGCGCTAATGGGATCGAGGCTATGCCACGCTCCCCCAGGCTTCCTAGTGCCTGGGGCTCTGACTTGAAATTGATGTAAACTCCCGGCCTCACTTTATTCTGCGTTGTGAACGTGCCTGCTGCCATTTTTATCTAGCCTCCTTCTTCAGAAAATTGTCTAATAACTCAAGGACTTCTTCCTGGGTGTATCGTTGCCCATCCTCCAAGAGTGCATTTAAAACATCCTTTTGAGGATACTTTTTAGACTTCAGTATCTGCTGTTTCGTGTAGGCCTTAGCAACCTGCACTTCTTTTTTGGTGTTAACCATGTACATATCCCTCCTGTTCCATGGTTTGCATGAGCGGGTCGGGCACCGCCTCTTTCGAAACATGGAAATTATAATTAACAAAAAAATGCAGCACCCCGTCAACAACCTCATGGCGCATTCCTGTGCCCCGGATAAGGCCGTCATCTAAACTGATCAGCTCCATCTTGTCATAGAGCTGCTCTGCCATGTCATGCAGCTCCTCATTGCTCCCAGCAAAGTAATGAATATCAAACGAGTGACTGCGCTGATACCGCCGGCCAAGGAGCTGATCCTGTGATACCGGAAAAAGCTTCACAAAAAAACAAGGCTTTTTAAAACCCTGCTTAATCTCTTCGCCGTATGTTTTTGTGCCCGGAAAGTGCTGGTCCAACACTGAAATAATGCTGTTTCGAATCAGGTTCACTGTAATTATGCCCACGTCATCATCTCCTTGGCGGACGCCCATTCATTATTTGCTCTAGGAGCTGGATTTGCTTGCGTTCGAGGTATTTGGGCAGATCCCTTTCGATTTCTTGCATAGAGATCGTCATCATAAATTTACCGCTGACCCAGCCAATTTTCCTATTCCCTACATACATACCCAAAGAGCCATACCTCTCCTTATAAGCTACCTTTGCCTCTTTGGTCAAGTGTATCACTGATCGGTCATAGATGAATTTATTGCCTTCCCAATGCCCCGGTACCCAATGGGAGCGGAAGCCGTATTCAACGAATGAAGCATACTCTAGATTATTAAAAATCTCTATGACATAAGCGTCACCTGTTCGAGTAACATTCCCAACCTGCCATTTTCGGCGGAGGTCACCGTGGTCTGCCAGCATCCGCATCTTAATCTTTCGTAGAGAGCGCATAGCCATTTCCGATAGGAACTCCCTGATAAACCGTTCCATTACGCGCTCGTCTAGGGCTTTTTGGAATGACTGAGCCAACCTTTCGAATTCCTCGAAGCGAAAACTTCCCCAGCGGGCCATTAGGCTTTATCCTCCCTTTGCAGGCTGATTTCCTGATGGGAGCCATAAACAAAGGGTTCTCCCGTCGTAAATTTCAGCGTCCTGCCACAATGAGTGACTACCAGCGTGTCCCCCTGTTTAATCTCTAACTCAGGTGCAATAAAAAGCTTCGTCTCGTAGAGGATATTGTTTGTAGATTCTGTTTGCTGATTACTGGCCAGCGACTTCTGAGATAGCTTACATTTTTGATCGATATGAACTGACTGCAGCTCCTGCCGGGTCTCCCCGGATGGCTTCTTTACGTCGATCATGCGGCTAACTGTGCAGGTGTCTTCATACAGCTTTTCTATGGCTCTACGGTGGCGTTTGTAGTTAATCATGCCTACCACCTAAGCTTTCGGTATCGGTTCAAATCGATTTTGTAATTCAAAACGACTTGATCAATTGAGGACTTCGAAGTATTAGACACCCCGTCTCCTCTTCCGGGGCTTACCTGTGTATCTCCAATTTTCACGGCTTCAGAGCCGCCGACCGTATCGGAGATTTCATCCACATGGGGAAGGTCAATCCGGACAGCGTCAATAGTCATCGATACCCAGGTGAATTTTAAAGAGTTCGGGATATCTAAAAGGTTGCAATAATGCAAAATTCGCCATCCGAGTTCTTCAATGTAATCTTTTATTAAGCTATCCATATCCTCAGTTTTCAACTCCAGGCGATTTTTTACCTTTGTTAGGATAGTTTCTTGGTTGCTTGGATCGCTTGGGTGCATTATCTTTCCTCATCTCCCCTTCTTGCCCGCTTGCTTTTTTATTTCCTGGGGAGCCCGGCTCGTTCTGATCTTTATGCCCTTCCAGATCGGCTTCTTTTTTCTTTTCTTCCGCCAACCTGCGGGCACGGATAAATGCAGTGGCACTCATTTTACTCCTCCAGCGTGGCGATCCTGGCTGCAAATTCAGCCAGGATCGATTGAACGTCTGTTCCTGTAACTCCGGGAATTTCAGATACAGTAACAGCAGAGGCGGAAATAGATCCGCCCTCGCCGCTTTCCAACTTTTCCAGGCATTTAATCACTCCATGGATTTTTCCCACTGGCGTTGTTCTGGATTTAACACTGCTTAAATCTGGCATTTTGCAGCCCCCCTTACGCTATCTTATGGACAAACTGAACTATACGGATATTCTTATTCTCATATACTCTCTCCCAATTATCCGGGGTTTCCAACTCTGCGTTAGTGGGGGATACCCCTGTCACTGAATCCTCCGTCCATTTTACGCCCCGTGGGTGCAGGATAAAATGCTGCCGGTTGACAAGAATATCGTCGCCCTGCAGGCTGTCGCGATCCGTTTCCGTGGGTACTGGTGCAGCCCCATTGCCAAAACCGATCGCCCCTGGTCCAAACAGGTAAGTAGTGTAGACACCGGCTGCATTGGGGTGTCCATCGTCCACGAGAACCCGCTTGCCCAGGTAAGCGGCAAAAGCAGCGCCGGTCACAGGGTCTTTCTGCCATTCAATCAACTGGTCCTTCAGCAGTTTGCTGTAAACGGCGCTGTGCATAGAGAAGGCTGTAAGCTTGTCGGCGGCGTCTCCAAGCTTCTGTTGGGCGTCAACGGTCGTGGTTGCGCTAATGACGGCAGCAGAGCCGGCAGCTCCGGAAATGTCATGCTTGTTGCCGGCCATACTAGGCGTTGCAAATACACCTTTCAATGTACTGAACAGCATTTTCTGGCGATCCCTGTTCCACCATGCCGCCACAAGATCAGCAATAGCCCGAAGGGGATCGTCCCCAGACAGAGCTTTGGCAAGGTCGTTGGCCCCCCACGCTTTGCCCCTGGTATGCAATCGAGACATATCTTTGGCAGCGACAATGTGATTTACCGATAAAGGGGTTGTATCGCTAAGGATTTCAGAGTCACCTGTTAGGTCGTTCCAGAACGGCATATTAAGGATGGTTCCTCCGGTTGCCGCAAGTTCGTCCAATTGCGAATCCGGAACAACAATCCCAGATTGCACCAAGGCCGAAAGTTCTGCTGTGCGTTGAATTAAATAAGGGTTAAATACTTCGGGGACGATCACGTCCGCTATACGTGTTGCTGGCATGTTAACATCACCTCATAAGTTATTTTTATTGTTTAGCTATAGCCTGGAGTTGCTTTGCTAGATCGGGATTATCCCGCAGGAGTCGGCCTTGCTCCGTCAAATTAAAGGTTTCCTTCTTCCATGGATTGACCTGACCATCTCCGCTTTTATGCCTCTTACTTTCATGAGGTTGAGCCCCTTTGAATTGGGGGTCTGCCGGATCCTTCTTCTCGACAAACAAAAAAGCCTTGCTTTCCCGCAGGGCTTTGAGTTGATCGTCTAATCCTGATTTAATAGTCCCATCCTCATTAACATCAATTTTGGTTTTATCAAGAAGTGTGGAAATCAAATCCGGGTCGTGAGCATCACCGGCCACAGAAAGCTTAATTGCCGTCGAGATGGACATATCCCGCAGCTTCGCCTGGTACTCTTCCTCCTTTTTCTTATTGTCTTTTTGAAGCTGCTCAATTTGACCTTTAAGGGTTTCGTTGTCTCCGGCAGACTTCTTTAGATCGGCCAGCTGCCCATCCCGTTCCTTCAACGCTTCTTCGGATTTCTTTTTTGCCTCGTTGACCTCGTCAAAACGAACCTTGGGAATATATCCTTTGAGCTCTTCCTGAGATGCCTGAGCGGCTTTCTCTGCTTGCTCTTCGCTCAACCCTAAAGCGACAAATTGTTCTTTAGTCATTTTATATCCGTCCTCTCATCTTCACTTTTAACCCGGTCGTGTCCGGTGATGACTTTGTAGTTAACGCCCAAAATTCCAAAATGGCGGCATAATAAAAGACACCTCGTCACAGGTGCCAAATCTGGTATAATTTTCTTATCAGCACTTACTCGCTGAATATCTAGGAAAGGAGAACTTTCATATGGGCAAAAATCAATGGGTGTCGCCCAGAGGTAATGGAAAATGGGGCGTTCATGGCGAAGGTAACGAGCGCGATACTAAACAATTTGAAAACAAAAAGATGCCATTGACTATGGCAAAGCCATTGCCAAGAATCAGGGCTCAGAATTAATTATTCAAGGCGGAAACGGTAGAATTCAGTCAAAAGACAGCTACGGCAAGGACCCCAATCCTCCCAAAGATACCGAGCACTAATCGTATGTTGGCGTCATTCTTACCCTAAAGCCATCGCTTACATCTACATCCTCATTTGTGATTGCGGCAATGGTTTTAGGGTTTTCTTCATCGGTTTCAATTACAATTTTTGTGAACTGATTTGATAGAACTCTAAAATCCTCCATATTTGCTCCCTCCTCTCCTGAAATAAAAATACCACCTATCGAAACCGATAGATGGCTTTAACCGTTTTCAATTAATCGCATGGCCTTAGCTCCAGAAATTTCATCCGCTCTAAATACCATGTCCGAGCTTCCAATGCCGTCTCCGTCATATCCCATGACCCTATCCATCAACAGATTATCATTGTCCACGATCCAGCCTTTTTCTTTGTCATGTAGATACGGCACAAAGTCCTCTATCTTGCCAACCTGATTCAGGTCAGTCAAATAATAATAAGTTGTGTCCATTATCTCACCTCAGCGTTTCTATTCCATCCGGGACTTTAAGATTCTTGGATAGCTCATTCATCTGCCTTGAGAGCTTCACGGCTTCGGGATCAGCCTTGTTCTTCATGAGCCTCCATTTTTCATACAGGCTGTGCATCTCTCCATTTTTGAGCTTAAAGCTTTCCGGTGTATGATACTGAACCTCAAACTTTTGCCCATTTGGAGATTGGTAAGTGCAGTTAATGCCCTTGTAGGGATTCGCCTTAACCGGCCAGGTGTTCTTGAGTTTTACGAGAGAATAACCTTTCTTAGCCAGCGCCTGATTCACCACGGCATATTGACCTACCAACTTACTATGGGGAGCCTGATAAGTATAGCGGATCACATCGTTAGTCCCTGAGATAGTATTGTCAATAACCTGAGGGCTCAAGCTCTCCTTACTATCCATGTTGACCTTGCGCAAGTAGGATTCTTTGCTTTTGATCCGATAATCAAGCCCAACCATTTCAGTTTTAGTAGCTTCAGAGACTTCTTTCAAGTCCTTGGTTATGCCCGGTTCCTTGGCAATAATCTTATCGTAAGCATTCAGCTTTCGGTAATCCGCCTTAAGGGTGCCCCACTTCTCAGCTTCAGTATACTTCAAATCCCTGAAGTCATCAAAGGTTTTCGGCGCATCTTTGCCGAGAATCTTTTTATAACGAGCGTACTGCTCTTGATCCGAGTAGACATTAGCAGCCTTTTTCTGCATAATCTCAGTTTGGCCTTGACCATACTTATCTACAACATGCTTCTTGTACCATTCAGGATAAGTCATATTTTCAGAAACGGTATAGGTTTCTCGTGTCTTCGGGTCCCGGGCTATTCTCTCGCCGATACCTTCATCATCGTCGAAATAGGGGACTGTTGTACAACGACAATGGCAATGAATTGGCGGATTATTTATACCAATTTCCTGCTCAGATATCTTAAAGACTTTCCCGTCAAGTCCTTGACAGATTTCACATGTGCCTCCCTTTTTGGTTCCAAGTTCTAGCGTTGCTAGAAATTCATACCGATCAACAACACCGCTTTCACTATAGCTGTTCATTGTGGCCTGCTCAACAAAAAATGCTGTCTCTGTCTGCACCAGTCGGTAAGCCTTTGAGTAGGACACATTCATTCTCTTGGCCAGATCCTGAGTCGTTCGGTCAATGCTATCACCACGAATAAATGATTGAGATAGCTTGGTGTACAACTCTTGCTTCAGCTTGTCTCGATCGTTCCATATCCGTTGTGACCAGTTCGCTCCATCAAGCTTGGCTTTAAGGACCGTTTCCAGACCTTTATGGTCTACACGAGCAAAAGAGACTCCTATGCCTGTGCCTGACTGAATCTCAAAAAGGGTTCGGTAATACGTGTCAGTATAGGCGCTACCCAAGAGATCCCCGGTACCCTGCTGCTTACTCCCGGCCAGCATCTCGACTTGTTGATTGATCTGCATTTGTAGGGCTTCAAAACGGCTGACCCGGGTACGGTAGTATGCATTGTCTAGCTGTTGCGTCCAGCGACCGTCCGCATTATCTTTGGCCTTTTCCATGAATTCTTCAAGTGTCCATCGAAACTCCTTTAGCTCCTTAGCGTTGAGTTGCCGCTTTGCTTCGGCCAGATCGACAATGCCATTGTTATCGGCATAGCGCTGGTAGAAAACTTCTATGTCACGCTGGATAGATCGAATAGCCCGATCGTATTCTTTGCGAAGGGCTTTTGTATACTCATCCGCCTTGTCAAATTGACTTTGGGCCAGCTGCTCAAAACGCTTCTGCCAATACTCTGCCGGCTTCATTCGGTCTCACTCGTTTCCGGACAAACACAGAAGCCCATTACATTGGTATCATTTTCAGGGCAGCTCCCATTATTAACGGCTTCGATCAAACCGGAAACTGCGTCAAATGATTCCTTGTCAATGAGCCCTTGTTCAACTTGGTTTATCAGGCCATCACAAGCCTTTTGGATCAGGCTATTAATCTTCGCTTCCGTCATCTTTTCCAACATTATTCTCACCCCCTAATCCCGGATAATCGCTAAGGCTTTCTTCTCTCTCTTCTTTAACCCGTTTTAATTCATCCTTGGCATCCGTTACCCAGGGGTGATTTGATATGACCGTCTCATCGGAGATAATTCCCACGCTATTCTTAGCATTCGTGATTGTATCCGTTTCGTTCATCAAGATGTCGCGATTTAGGATAAAATCAACGGTTTCCTCCGAGAAATCCTGCCTTGCTGTATTAGCGATATGCTGATCAATAAACCATCTCAATTGCTCTAATCCGGCCTGGAATTCCGCCTCAAAATCGTTAGCATCCATGTCCAAGTCCGAATAAAGGAACTTTAAAGCAATGCCGGAAGGGCTATTCCCAAATTTGTCAGACTGGGTGTCCACACCGCGTCCGAATTCGTAAATATCCTTCCGGTCCATCTCCATGTGATTTTTGTAGGCTTCTGTATTGATTTCCAGGCTCTTGGTCTCTAACCCGCCATCTTCCGTGACCTTAACAGCTCGATATACGGACAAGTTATGCCGGAATTCGCCCAGATCCGTGCCATCATAATCTTTGATCACATAAATACTATTGGGTAAATCGTCAAGATCGTTGGAATTGCTTGATTTTCGCTTGTCATAATCATCAACGAGAGATTTAACATCTTTAATCAAAGGAACCTCATCATCGTTGTACTTAAAACAAATAAAGGGAATGCGCTCCCAGTTGTAAAGCTTTTCCCCGGGCTTCCCGCCCTCTGCCTTATTCACAAGGAGTCTAAAATGGCTATCCCATTCCCCCTGTTCAAAATCGGGTGTAAGCTGATCATCGGACAGAATATATCTCTTCACGCCACTGGTATCCCAAAACTCTACTTTAGTTACAATCGTTTTGGTAATCCCGAGGTACGTTTCTACTTCATAGATCCGTATCAGGGCATCAAGCATCGTATGTTCAGTATCACGCCAAAGGGGGATGATCTCCTCTGCAGGGATTCGCTTAAGCGAAAGAAGTCCCTGGTCATTGTAATAGATGTGGAGCCACGCTTTTCCCTTGATAATGGCCTCTTTACCCAAGTTCTTGAGTGCTTGTAGAAAGGCCTTGTTAAAATACTTCTGCAAAAGCTCTTGGTATGCCGTGTTATCTGTCTGAATAGATAGAGGCTTGGATAAAAGGTACCCGACTTTCTGCTTTACCAGCTTCTTTAGGAAGTTATGAACAAGCTTATTGTTTGCTAAATTCTTATCCTCAACCAATTGACCGCCTTCGCCGATCACCAAGCGCTTTCGTCGTAGGATATCCGGATTATTGGCATAATACCTCTGCCCGACGTACATCCAACCTAGTTCTTCTGATGCCTTCCATTCGCTGATCTCTAGTTTGATGATTTCCTCAAGGTTCATAGCCGTCCGGGATCCGGCTTTTATAATTGTGGCTATTCGCTCATTCTCTGTGATGATAGGCAATTCTTTTCACCTCTTTTCCTCAATCGAAATAGACCCCGGGTTTATGGAACAATATGGTATTGACAAAATACCGATCTGCATCCATGCAGTGGTCATTCAGCTTAGCCGGCTTATCTTCTCCACGCTCTGCCGCCTTTTCGTCCCAGACGTAAGAGAAGAATTCCCGAAACGTATTAAGGCAGGAGTCATTATAAAGAATCAGCTCGTCGCTTAGCGCCGTAGCTACATTCCGGATACCCTCCAGTACATCGTTCTTGGCATTCTTGACCTTGAACTTACCGTGCTTCTTAATCGTGGCAATAAAAGAAGCAGCGCTCGGATCCACGATCACTGCCTTAACCTTTATATCCCCTATGAATTTCTCAAGATCCTGATAGAACTCTTCATCTGTCTTCTGCTTTCCTTTGTCCCTTCCGGAATAATAGTACTCTTTAACCTTATACCATTTCCCTGAGTATTTTCCCCAAAGGCTGAAGGTTGTCGGGTTCTGGGTACCATAGTCACCGCTAACATAGAACATCGTGTACTTTCGATCAACTGCTGGGACCTTATGCCGCACCTCATCGAACATGTCATATATGACGCCTTCAGCCATAACCCAAAGGCCAAGAATGTAACGCTTGAAAAATACCCCAGAGAACATCCGGCGGAACCGATCTTTGACCTTCTGAGATAACGAATAGTTATCATCCATGGTGAAGTGCAGATAATAAATAAGTTTTTCAAAACGCTTATCAATAAATTCCGTCTTGATATAATGATACGGCCCTTTAGGGTTACAGTTAAGGAATATTTTTGCCCCATCCACAGAGCAGCGGCCAATCATCTGGTCTACAAACGATTTCGGGAACAGGGCGACTTCATCAGCCAGCGCTCCCGCTGCGGTTAAGCCCTGAAGGACATCCTGAGACGCTTCATTATTGGCGCCAAAGCAGTAATAAGTGTTAGTGCCAATGACAATAAAGTGCTCTGATCGGTTGTACTCGTATTTGATTCCCCAAGCCTCAAGTATCTGAAACATGGGCTTGAGAACGTTCCGTTTAAGTGCCCCAATACTTTTCCCGGCAAGAACAAAGCCTTCTCCTTCAAAGGTCTTCATGGACCAGCGGAGGAAGCTGCAGATCATGGCTATGGTTTTTCCAGAACGTATGGCACCATCAGCAATAACAATGTCTTTATCTTTGTGAGGGGATCCATCCTCCCACCAATAAAGCAACTTTTTCTGTTTGGGTGAGAAGGGTTTGAAGTCGAAAGCTTTAGTCTTCTTTTTGAATATCTTCCATGCCATCGCTATCGCCCTCTTCATTTTCAAACAATGCAGCTATCTCTGCTTCGCTCATCTTGGTTGCTTTAATAAAGCTATTGATTCCCTCCTGATCATTGCCCTGGCCGCCACCCTTCATGATGTCAATCTCGGTTTTAAGCTTCGAAATGCGTAGTTCCTGCTCTTCCGTCGCCAGGCCAGATTTAAGTAGCTCATCATATTGCTTGATCATGCTGCGAAGCTCTCCCATAGCCCGTGATTGAGCTTTAAGGAACGTGGCTTGACGATCCCAGGCAAACTGGAATTCATATTCGTACTCAGTTTCTTGGGAGGTGGAATTCGTCTTTGCAGTACTTCTGTCGGTTGTTTTTTCATAAGAACGCTTAAGCTCTTTAATCATTTCATCCTTGCCGGTTACATCCATGATCAACTGTGACCGGATAATGGCGGCATATTGAATCGTGATCTGATCCCATAGGATATCTAAAGAACTTCTGGATTTGAGGCTTTCCATCAGCTCCAACGTTTCCGCCGGCAGGTATTTAGTAAATAAGCCATGGGTCTCAGCGTTCTTGTTCCTCGCTGGAGCCCCATGGCCTTTGGCGTTTTTATTATTAGGCTGACCGCCTTGTTTGCGTTTGGAACGTTCCGTATTCTTTTGGAGCGTTCCGTTTAATTGCTCTTCCCATTTGTCTTTATTCTTCCAGCCCCGAATGGTTCCAGCAGGAAGATTTAATTGACCGGCGATATCGACCAGGTCTATTTTCCCCTGGTGTTCTCGGTATAGTTCGAATGCCTTCGCCCGGTCTGGGCTGCGCTCCTTTGGCACATCACCTCACCTGCCGTCTGTCTCTTTGTTTGTTTTGGGTATAAGAAAAAGAGCCCGAAGGCTCTTAGTTAAATAATTCTGGTTTCATCTTTTTAATTACATCCAGGGCCAAAGCACAGTACGCTATTTCCTTTGCTCTTTTGGTAGTTCTAAGATGACTTATAAACAAAAATATTGTGGCTGCTATTGCTAAATAGCTCAATAAAAAAATAGATTGAAGCGGCAAAACATCAAAAAATATTGTTGTAGCAGTAGCGAATACAGCCAAACAAGCAATACAGCTATTTGTAAAGTTTCCCGAATCGTCATTTTCCAATGCTTCTTTTCGTAAAGATAAACGATCCTTTTCTTCTTGCAAACCCTCAGGTGACAGGTTTGTATAATTACGGTTAAGAATACTTCTAATATCCGAAAACTTTAATCCCTTTTCCTTCTTTAGCTGTTTGCACATGTAATTGATTAATGTTTTGTCATTAATCGGAAACAAATTAAACAAGTAAACATCCTCCCTTTTAAGAAAACATTCGGCAAAAAGGAGAAATATTCCTGCTAATTTTAACGTTACCCCTTCATTCTCTCGCATCACCCAATCCCGAACATCTCATGGACATGCTGAATAGTATAAATCAAGAAACCTCTCAATCTTATAGGAATCTAAGATAAAGAGGTGAAGTATATGATCTTAGCATTGTCTATAATTATTTTTTTACTGCTAGTAATTATTGGGGTACTATTCTGGCTTTGGATACCGACCGCGCCTCCGCCATGTCGCAGAAGATTGTTATTTTAACAAGTTTTAGCCTAGGTGTTATTGCCTAGGCTAAAACATTGTGCCCGATATACCCTTATTCGTCCGCATCAGCCGGTCAAGTGCTTTAAACCTCGGACTCTCCTCATACAGCTCATTAAGCTCATCCTTGACCCGGCAAGTCACGCCATCGTAGTTGCCACAGGTGCCGCAATTGGCTGCGGACCGTTTATCTTTCGGAGTAAATCCAACACATTCAAATGCTGGCAATTGCATCACCGCCTAACACAAATAAATAAAGCGAGCCGGATGCGCTCTCATTGTCGAGAACGTCCTGCTCGCTTTTTTCACTGATACTATTTTATCACAGGTGAATCCAAAAAAGTGTGCAAAGTTTTTGCAAAGATTTAATTCATATTGTTTCTGTCCTCCATAAACTTATCGAGTATCTTTCTGCTAAGCTTTCGAGAGCTTTGATAATCTTGGCTGTCTGGGTCATAGTTTGGGCCAAGCCATTCTTTTGGCGACTTGATAAGAGCATTCTTGAGCATATTAAAGGAATTATCAGCTCTCATCTTTTTGAGAAATTGAGGAGTTTCCTTTCCGCTAGTTAATTCTTGAAGTAAATTGTTGTGATCCATAATAAACATAGCCCGATAAGCAAGAAGGGCATATCTCAATTCCTCATAGTCCGGCCTGCCTCCATCTTCTACCTCTTCGATTATCTCAAGTAGAGTTCTCATATTACCTCTTCCTTTCTATATCGCCTTCACCGCATCCAACCCGAAATGTCTGACCGCGAACTTCTTGATTGCCTTGTCTTTGATGTAATACACATTCCGTCTTCCATAACCGATCTTAGGTCCAATCTCATCCTTGGGAGTACGCTCGATATACCACTCTCTCAGAACTTCCCCATACAACTCGCACCCCGACTCCTGGCTAATATCCTCCAGTATCCGGTCCACCTTACTAAGCTCTGCCATCGTAGCATTCAGATTATCTGTCAACGTCTTCAGCCGGAACATGAGATTATACGTATTATCGTCAGCATCCCCACTGCCACGAACCCCTGTAGGCTCCAGGCTGATAGCATTAAGCTCGCTCGGACTCTGCCGGCTGACAATCTTAGCGATCTCACGGTTCATATTCTCTACACTGCGGTAGAGGTCATTGTAGTACCAAAGGATGTTTTCGGCCTCCTTGATGTAGTTCACGATTAAACAACTCCTTTCCTCCCTCGTATTAGCATCTCCCCCAGCGCACTCAAAACCCTGGAATCCTTAACCACCTTACCTGTCCTGCACTTCCAGGCATCACAGGTATATTTTCCGTTGACTCTCCTCGGTGCACAGGCGTTATAGAGTTCGCCGTTAAATTTTAGCTGTTTCATCCGCATTGACTCCGAACACAGGCCGGGTCCGGGCATTGTACGCATCCCCCGGTATGGATGACCGTTGCCCCGCACCAGGGGCAGGCGTTTGGATCGATCATGATTGTATCGCCTCCCCGCCAGACATCTTCCTCCCACAGCTCGGACAATACGGGAATGCTGCTTGTCCAAAATAGCCGCACTCACAACTAAACCCCTCTAACTCTTCCCAGGCGTTCTCCATGCGCTCCCACGTACCAGATTTTTCGTTGATCACCTCGTCATATTCCATTGCGTTTTTGAGGGCAAGTTTTTCGTATTTATGGTGCAGTGCCTTTTCGCTTTCAAGCTCGGCTTTGAGTTTCGCGAACTCTGCAGGTCCCCCGATATCCTCATACTGGGCAAGGCGATTGAGTGCATTCGTCACCTTGTTAAACTCGTCGTACTCAAGATTAAGCTGCAAATCTTCACTGTCCACGCCAATTATATCCGCATTGCCAAATTCATCACGATCCGTTAACCGTTTGTACTCGCTCATGACTCACTCTCCTGTGCCTTTAATATCTCAAGTCTTTGCAGGGCAATATCTCGATCCATAAACCACCTGAGGATACTTTGGACGATAAACCTTAGTCTTCGCTCATCAACGACCACTGCCTCCGAGCGATTCGGCCTGAAAATGAGCTTGTTTTCCTGAGTATTCTCGCCCGCATAATACAGTCCATTAAGTACCACTAGTGCTTTCATCGGTTTTCCTCCTTGCCAGATACTTCTGGATAACCTCACTTGCCTCGATCCATCCAAAACAAACGGTCGAATAGTACCCCTGTTTAGTCGTTTCCTCTAACCACCATGTTTGATTGTCCGATAGCTTACCGCCTTTTACTTTGAACTCAATGTAAAGGCCGTGGAAACCGCCCCGGGCAACCGGCAGGAATATATCACTAACTCCTGCCTTTGCCCCCTCTTTTTTTAACCGCGCTGCTTCCCTGGCGTTTCGCTTACCGCCGTTAGGGATTGAATGGAGAAGAGAAAGTTCAGGATATTGCACTTCCATCAGTTTTGCCCATTGGAATAAGGCTTGCTGTTCGTCACTTTCCCTATGGTTCACTGTGCTTTCCTCATTTCGCCTTCGCGTTCGGCATCATAAATCGTCATTTGATAATCCGCATCCCTGACGGCCTCAGCAAACTTCTCGATACCAAGATCCCAAAGTCCATGGCGATGGATAATGTCCGAAAACTCTTCTACGTCATGCTCTCGGATGTGCCAGTTATCAGGATCGTCTTTATTAGCCCATTCTTTTCTGACGATTTTACCAGTTGCCGGTTCAATGACTTCCATGCCGGTATCACGCTGGATGTGACAAAGTTCATGATCGACAAGGGCTCTAAGCTTCTCCATCGGTCATCTCTCAAACGTAGGCTTTACAATAAAAATGTGAAACATCTTGCCGGTCAAAAATCGCTCAAAACTTGAGCACTTCTTGCATTTACCTGTCCAATCTATTCCGCTATTATCCCTGACGTAATACTCTATAAGCTCTTTGGCGTCTTTAAGGTGCGGGTGATGATCGTCAATGAGTGATTCGGCTATATCTCTAATCCGTGGCGATTTTTCGTAACCCATCATAGTCCCCTCCAATGCTTTTATTGTCAAAATGGAATATCATCATCTAAATTCACTTCATGCCCAAACGAGCTTGTCTTGTCCAGAGACCTTGAATCCGTACTCCCGCCCTCACTGCCTTTTGGACTCAGGAACCTCACGTTTTCGGCAATTACTTCAGTGACCCAGCGTTTCTGATCGTCGTTGCCCGTATAGGAGCGAACTTGTATCCTTCCGTCTACTGCTGCCATTTTACCTTTAGCTAAATATTCGGCAGATAATTCAGCAAGTTTGCGATAAACTACGCAATTAATAAAATCGGTTTCCCTCTCACCCTGAGCGTTTTTATAATTGCGGTCCACCGCTAATGTGAAGTTAGCGACCGCCACACCTGTGGGTGTATAACGCAATTCGGGGTCTTTCGTAAGTCTGCCGATTAATACAACTCTGTTTAGCATGTCGTATCACCTCACAAATAAAAGTTATCGTACTTCCCCGGCTTTGGCGGCTCCGGAGGCTTGTCCCCCGGGTCTTTAGGCTGCTCGTCCTCCCATCCTTTGGCATTTAACCAGGTGGATGGATAAGGAATAAACCGACCGTTCTCCTTTTGCCAATCAGCTGATTTCTTGGCCCGTTTTATGGCTGCCAAGATAACACCCATGAACTGCTCGTCAACCTTAAGTTTGGTAAAGGCCTTTTCGGCTTGACCTTTAGATTTTTTCTTAGGGTAAGCATCCCAGAAACGCGCAAAGGAGTTGTTTGCTTTATTTTCCTTTACTTTACTTTCCTTTACTTTAGGGATTTCTGTATCCTTTATCTCACTGTCAGCGGGATTAATGTCAGCATTTAATGGGTTTTTGTTTACATTAATTAAATGAATCTTGAAATCATCCTTATCTAATGGTGGATCGATGACCAAATATTCACGAATAAGGGTTACTTCCTTGCGCCTTTTTACGGCTTCAATATATCTCCTCTGGATTCCACCACTGGTAAGTATCTGGTATTTTTCATATAGCAAAGAGTTAAACAAATCCCACTTAAGGCAGTCATTTACTACATCGGTGACAATATCAATGTCCACATTGACTCTGCTAGAAAAAAGTAATTGTTCGCGTTCAGACCATTTATAGAAATATCCTTCCTTGTAAACTTTCATGAGTAGCTTAAGTAATATGGCAAAGCCAGTGATTTTGTGCTTCGCTTCAATAAGGAGAACCTTGTCGTCCTGGTCCATATCTACATCAAGAGAAAAGTAGTCTAATCCTTCCTTTTGTGGCCTTGCCATCTACTCACCCTCTCTGGTATTGATAATCTTCCGGATAATTCTGACCTCGTTTAAAACCTTTGTTCCAAACTTCATCATGTTGTCCGCCTCAAGGAATACCCTTAAGTTTTTGGGGGAAAATTAACATATTCGTTCATCATCGCAAAGGGGTTGTTTATGTGTCCGGTAAGCTTAAAATAGAAATCATTGATGATGTAAATGTGCTCGAAATCTTTGAACCAGAGCCCGGCAAACTAGCCTTTGTGATGTATCCCGTTGACCCCAAGGACGAAACAATTCTTGAGGTCAACGTCGATACCGCTGAGTTTTCGTCGCTGCTTAAACGGCTTCTTGATATTACCGTGTGAGCAGCTTAAAACAATGACGCTCTGTCCGAATTGTAGTTCATCCAAATGACCTCTTCCCGCTTCTGCCCAGCTTCGCAGCGGGCAATCCGTTTCTCTGTTCTCCATCCGCGCAACATCCTCAGGTAAAGCTCATTTTCATATCCCGAGATTATTACTGGCCCCGGGTGCAGCATGAGTGTTTCGAGAAGTTCCACGTGATCGGCGTCACTCATCTCATGCTTATAAATCCGGCCATGGCGAGTGCTTAGGACATAGGGTGGGTCGGCATAAATCAGCACATTTTCTTTTCTGTGGCGCTCAATCAGCCTTATCGCTGGCTGATTCTCAATCTGAACCAGGCATCCACTGGTATGCTTCAGCCTCTCTGCCGCTGCAGTTATATATTTGGGTAATCTCAGACTAAACTGAGTAAGGTTCCCGTTGTTGGCTTGAATATTATTCCGCCATCCCGTGCTATCCGACGACTTCGCACCGATAGCCTGCCACATTCTAACCAAGAAACGTCTGGCATCCTCGATGGAATTACCGGTCATTTCATAGCTCAGACGGTATTCCTGACGACTCCATGGAGTAAACTCGATTAATCGGGCCAGTTCCTCAGGATGTTCTCGAATCACTCGGAAAAGGTTCACAACATTTCCGTCCAAATCATTAATGGTCTCAATAACTGATCTTTCCTTCTGGAAAAATACCCCCCCTGATCCGAAATGTGACTCAAGGTAGGTCATTTTTTTGTAATTCCGAGGAAAATTGGAGATGATCCATTCCGCAGTGGACCATTTACTACCTGGGTATTTTAGAACTGTTTTCATATTCAAGCTCCCTCTCACCGTCTCTTTCCTCAACCGGCGTAACCCAAATGGTTTCATTCGTGAGTTCAAATTCGATTTTGGCATCAGCTTTGGCAAGCGCTAAAAGAGTTACTTCACAAATTGCTTCTGCCGAGTCTGACGGATAGGCATTCCCGATATATTCCCGGGCTTTCGCATCGCTGCATCCTTCGAGTTGGAACGGCCTTCCGTCCGGTAGGTACCGGGAGAAGGATTGAAGCATCGCCAGTTCAAAGGTTGTTAAGGGTCTATGCCAAGTACCGTCCACGGCAATAATCATCCATACTCCACTTTCGGTCTCTTCCGGGATTCGAGGATCAGCGACAGCCGCACTCCCGGAATGGACGTCGGCGCTGGTGATGGTACTTGCTGTTTTTTCCCACTTTTGGACCTTATATGATCCGCTTCGCGGTGAGCAATTAAGGCGAGGATCGGCAATACTTTGAGCCCCTGATTGTATATCTGCTATCCCTGTAACAGTTGTCCCTGGTTTATCCCATTCAAGAACTTTTCGCTTATTCGAATATCCGCTGCCCACTCTCGGATCAGAAATAAGGACTGCTCCGCTTCCTATTCTGCCGCCGGTGACTGTTGGAGCAGGCTCCTCATACCTGGTTATCCGATACTTATTACCATATCCCTGAACGTTCTCGATTCTTGGATCTGCTACGCCGGATATACCATTACTGCCGCCGGTTCTAGTGCTCCCTGTTATCGTTGGTCCTGGTTTGTCCCAATTCTGAACTCTAAAAGCTCCTGATCTTGGATTGTAATTAACCCTCGGGTCAGCCACGGAAATTGCTCCATTATTAGGTCTGTGGGAGCCGGTAACGGTTGGTGCAGGATAATCAAAAGGTACCACCTGATAAATATTTGCATAACAATCTCTTTGAAGATCCCGCCAGTCACCCCCTGCCGGTATAAGGGCCAGTCTTATCCAGGTCTTCCATTGCAGTCTTGGTACTCTGTGCATCCATCCGCACGACTCTGTATCTCCTGGCAGCGGTAACGGTCCGATGACATCACCAATCGACTTAAGACTTTTCTTTTGCGGCAAGTAAATAAGGTTCGGTATTTTACCTTGCTGCCTGGCCATGATGAGAAATCTCACCCGGTTTTGCCCCAGGCCTCCGATTTTACCAAGGCTATGCTTAGGATTCATATTTACTGCATAACAATATTTTTTAAGTAAATCACCAATTTGTCTCAGAAGATGTTTTCCCCGACTCGTTATCCGAGGCACATTCTCAAAATGGATAATATCTGGTACCTCTCCATCGCCGTACAAATAGCAGGCCATTAAGACTAATTCCATTCCTCGGACTGTCAACTCATTCAAAGCTTGATATTTCTCAGATTGTGCCGACTCTTCCGGAAGGAGGCCAGACAGGCCTTTGCAAGGCGGACTTAAAAATACGACATTTGGCACTTGATATCCAAAGGCTACCCAGATATCCCAAGGGGTTACTTCCCGCCATTCTGCCGGTGGCTCCTTACCGTGAAAAGCTATATACTGTTCCCGGCTAAATAGGTCCATAACCATGGCTGTATTATCGCCGGTAATTATGTCGTGGTTTAGGCAAGCGACCGGATCACAGTCGATGGCTACCAGCAATCTGTATTTATAAACTTGGCCGCCATATTCAACTTTGGCCTTTTTCGCTCCGTGAGAGAATCCGCCGACACCACTAAATAGAACTGCCAATGTTTTTTCGATCATTTATGATCTCCTCTCAAAATGGCGAGTGATTCTACTCCATCCATCCGAAGCCCACCGTCCTTCCTTGAGACTGACCGATACATTCCGCTTGCTCCAATTCAATTTCTTGAATAAATTGACTCTCCACCTGTAAGGCCATGGGACCGCCGGGATAGGCCTCTCTTTGTTCCGGCCGAGTAAGATACAGTCGATCCTTCGCCCTGGTGATCGCAACGTAGAATAGCCGGCGTTCTTCTTCTATATCTTCAGCTCGCTTACTGGGGAAAACGTTTTGATTCATCCCGATGACGAAAACCACCGGGAACTCTAATCCTTTTGATGCGTGAACTGTCATTAACTTGACCGAATCCACTTTTTCTTGAACGAGCTTTTCTTGGATGTCTTTCGTCCGGAGCCATTTTAAGAAGGAGTAAATACCATTAGGCTCCCCAAGGGACTCCTGAACGTTTTGCCATCGTTCAACCTCGAGTAACATAGCCGAGACATCTTCTTGACGATTTTTTAAACCCTCATTGTCATAATAAATTCGAAGGCTCAGCTGATGAATCGCTTCTTCAATTACATCACGAGCTGTCTCAATGTTCTCAACACGATCCTTGATGGATTCCAGTAAGGCATAAAATGCCTTTTCCTTTTCTGTGCCTATTTTCATAATGTCAGAAAGGCTCCAACCTTGGTCGAGTGCCTTGAATTCTAAGTTATTTATGTCTAAGTCTGTAAACCTCATATTTGGAAAGTTGATCACCTTATGAATATTGGCATCATCCTGTGGGTTGATAGCCACCTCAATGAAGGCGATAATCTTACGGATATCCTGCTTCTTAAAGACATCATTCTGACTAGAGACAATCAACGATGGGATATTCCGCCGATCAAGAACATCTTTGATCGTTTGCAATTGTCGATTCGTTCTCGCCAAAACTGCGACATTAGACCACGCTTCTGACTTCGACTCAGAAGCTATCAAGTCAGCAACCTTTCTGGATTCAGCATCTTCATCAGGCATTATCAGGTACCTAATATCCAAACCTTCGCGGTCGGCAATCAGTGCCTTTTCTGTTTGGCTAAGATTGTGCTTAATAAGTGAATTAGCTGCAGAGACTATCTGCTTGGTTGACCGATAATTACGCTCGAGCTTGATTACTTCACATTTCTGGTATTTATCAGGAAACTCAATGATATTCCGGACGTTTGCCCCTCGAAACTGATAGATTGACTGAAAGTCATCTCCGACAACGAACAGATTTTCTGGGTTAAGTAGATGAATAATCTCAAACTGAATATCATTCGTGTCCTGAAACTCATCGACGAAAATATAACGGTACCGGTTCTGCAGCTCACGCTGCGCCTGGCTAGATTCTAAAACGTTACGTGTTGAAACCAGTAAGCCATCTAAATCCATGGCGTTATTCCTCTTCAACCGGTATCCATACTCTTCAATGACTCTCGCTAAGGATTGATCCAAACCCGATAGATCCTTATAGAGATTGTCAATTACATCCCGAACTTTGATTTTTTTGTATCCAAGTTCATCAACACAGGAGTGGATAATGTCGGTTCGATCTTCTTCGTCGTAAATAGTAAAGTTAGGTTCCAGGTCAACCAAATAACCAAACTCTCGGAGCACCTGGACGCAGAAACTGTGAAAAGTACCAACGGTCAGCTTATAACCCTCTGCCGTTCCAATTAGAGCCATAACCCGTTCTTTCATTTCTTTAGCGGCGAGCCTCGTAAAAGTTAGCGCCAACATATTGCTGGTACCCACTCGTTTCTCTTGGTGGAGATATGCCATCCTGTGGGTGAGAACCCGTGTTTTCCCGGATCCTGCTCCAGCCAAGTTAAGGATGATTGGGCTGTCGGACGTAACAGCCTGAAGTTGTTGGTCATTGAGTCCGTATAGGAGGTTCATTATCGTTCAACCTCCTTGGGCGGCGTTACTTGTACTACTATGGACACTGATGATCCTAATGGCATTGAGGTGATAGTTGTTTGCATGATATTTAAAATCTTCGCAATTTTTAATTCTCCTACCGCAATGTCTTCGGCACTTAAGCATGGTCGGCGTGATAAAGTGGTTCGACCCTCAAATAACAACTCAGGCACTTTGCTCCACCTCCTTGGATTCAAGCGTTCCTAGGTCTGTTATGCCCCAGCCTTCCAATTCAGGAAGCAGTGTTTTTACTTCCTCACCGCTGACCCACTTCGTTTCATACAAGTCGACCACTCCGGCAAGTATGATGTTGTCAATTTTGTCTGAGAGCTTGTCCATGCCGGCCAGAGCCTTACGAAAATTCGTCCGGTCAAGGTTCTCTATGTTGTCTATGGCTAACACCTTCAAAGGTGGATTTGATCGTTCCAAGAAGGTCACCAGCATGGCAATTAAGAGTAGCAGCTGCTGCCCAGTGCTCAGGGCATCAAAGTTGCGCTCATCACCAAAATCGTTTTTCCAGCCGAATTGGAACACTTCTTTACCGGTATCTGATTCGGTTGAAAAGTAAAACTCATTGTCTATGCCCATAAGCCCTAGGTTTGCCTGGATATCTGCACGTATGGGTTCTAGAATGCCTTTTACAAGTTCACCCTGTAGTCCCTTTGGCCCCAGAGCTTCGGACAGATCCTTAATGCATTGAGCATTGTAGGTCGCCGTCTTGGAGTCAATCATGGTTGACTTAAGGTTGCTTAACATGATCTTAGCCTTCTCCTGCTCCTCGAGCTTGGCCTTTAGGTCTTTGATCTGTGCCTTAAGCCCTTCGCTCTGTTTCTCCAGTATTTCCAAAGGGGCGATGACCTCAGGCGGAAGGTTTTTAAGTCTTGCCAATTCTCCCTGATACATCTTTAGCTGATCACTGATCCGTGCCGCAGCATTGATTTCTTCTGCCTTTTTCTTCTCAAGAACAGCAATCGCTTTTCGGGTTTCATCGTTTACTTGATTCAACGTGGTTTGTTGTTTATGGGTTGCTGTACGCTTAAGATCGATATTGCTTTTACTTACCTCAAGGCCCTCAATTTCTTTACGGATTTCCTTCAGCACGGCCTGCTGCTCAGCTTCCTTTTGCCCCAATATGGCTAATTGTTGGCCAAAGACCGTTGCCGCTTTGCTAAAATCCTTATCACATCCAATCTTAGGATGTATAACGCAAACCCTGGCCGCTCCGTCATTATGCGATTGCTCATCAATCTGCTTTAAGGTTGACTCTAAAACACCTTTTTCGGCCTGAATTTGGGCTAGACTCACATAAGCTAGCCGGTCACGGTCCATCGCCTCTCTTAACTGGTTATTGACGGTTTCTAACTCCTGATCAAGAATTGCAAATGCCGCCTTAAAATCGAATTCCTTAATCTGCCCTTGGAGATCCACAATCTTCAAATCGTAATTTATCTCGGGTTTTGGACCAGGCTTGAGCAGTGTTTCAATCATTGTACTGAGATCAGCGGTCCTAACAAGTCTCTGATCGATCGCTCGTTTGCGTTCTCTATCCCGGGCCAACTGACTTTCACTGCCGGTGAGTTGTTGCTGCAGCTGCTCCAGTTCAGCTTTGTGTTGTACGATATTTCGATCTGTCTCGGCTAGCTGGTTTTTCATGTCGGCGAGCTTCTTTACTGCTCCTACAGCATTCTTCTTTTCATCGTTCCAGTGGGTCTGTTTTGCCTTTGCCCATTCAATCATTGACTGTAAGCCTGCCTGGATATCGTCAGCAGCGGGATACTCTTTCATCGCGTCCGTAATTAGTCCGTTCATAATTTTGTATTGATCGGGGTTGTTTACCTCAAGATCCATCGTGAGGAGTTTCGTCCGTAAGTGCTTCTCAACGCTGGCTCGATCCCAAAGATCGGATTCGATAGAGGATAAGCTATAAATAAAATCTCTGCGTTTGGCATCTGATAATGAAAGGAATTCATTAAAGTCCATCATCACCGGGAAGTTGCCGACCTCGAAAGCGATCCTTGCCTCTTTATCCGCCGCCTTCTTTTCGCCACGACTTGGGGATAAATCGATTCCCTGGGAAACTGAAACGTTATTAGCCCCGTCTTTCCCGCTCTTCTCGGTCCTTGTAAAGGTTCGAGTAAATGTTAATGTATCGGTGACTAACCCAACGGACATAGTATCGGCGCTCGACAGCTTGAACGTCTCAGCCGGTAACTTTCCCTTGCCTGGCACGTATCCTAGAAGCGCAATGCCTATGGCTTGTAATCGCGTTGTTTTGCCTTTACCATTGGGTCCTACTAGGATGTCCTTGCCGGTGAGTTTTTGGTTACTCATCTGGCCTTTGAGGTTACGCATGGTTATCTCTGTGATCAAAGCAGATCACCCCCGTTTGAACCTTCTTGATTTTCTTCCTCATCGATACTAGTTGCCAAATCTTCTTCGGTAAGCTCGCTTGATGGTATATCGATAACCTCAACCTTTTTGTTGTTTACGGTAATCGGTTCGCCATCAACAGCTTTTTGAGCTATATCCAAAAGTTCTTGCTGGGAGAAATCGTGGGAGAATCCGACCACGTTAACAACAGCGGTGCGAGCCTTTTCTGGTCCAGTTGGAACGACTAAGGTTGTCGCAAGTGCAGGGTGCTTCTTCATTGCGTTACGTTCGGCAATGGTTTGGGCTTTGCGCTCTGCAAAGAGCTTGTTTTGGACAAAAGTTTCGATGCAGGTCAAAATCTCTTTGTGACTGAAATCAGCCCAAACTCCCAAGTCTCCTTCGATTCGATAAAAGATCCCCTTTTGCTTGTCTTGATCCGTTAACATGGATTCCATACACAATCGCCCGGCTGCAGCATTAAATTTGATCTTTTTCACAAGGTCTTGGACAAAATACATTTGAATGTCATAGAGCAGTGTAGAGGTAGTGATAACTAAATTTCCGATTGGGCTTAAACCTATTGCCATTTTCTTAACCCATACCTTACTGATGCTTCCGGAAACGGGATCTATGATCGGGTAAGGGTTCACAACCATTGATCCATCCGGCAAAGTTATTTTTTCAGGCGTAATAACAGAAACGCCAGCAACCTTGTTCATTTCGTTGTATCCAGCGCCTGTGATCATAACTTTCCCTTGTATTTCAGCGAGATGACCCTTTTTCTCGTCGAGTTTAATTTGTGCTTTGACTGCTTTAACAAGACCGGATTCAGTTCTCTTAACAAATACGGCTCCGTCACCCAAAAGGGCTACTTCCTGAGATTGTTCTTGGGTCTTCGTATCTTTTACTGACATTTTTCGTTCCTCACTCTCTTTATTTAGGTCTACACTTTTGAGTTATCTATGGTACAATCAGGTTAGGATATTTCTTTTCAGCTTCCGCGCCAACGGGAGCTTTTTTCATGAGCAGGTTTATAAGGGTTTCACCGTTCCAGTCAATAAAGTAGAACTCGTATAGCTCTCCATTACTAACTTCAACACCGACTGTCCCTCGGTACTCCATACCGGGAAATATTTGCTGCAGCACTTTGTCTATGTCTTCGCGGTCAGCGTCGAGTTTGGAAATAATAGTGACCTTCATGAGTCCGTTACCCTGGAAGTCAACACCTGTTTGGTCTACCGCCGGGTTTTCAACAAGGCTTTGAATGTCCGAGAGCTGTGTCGGAGTTAGCCTTATCATGCGACACCAGCCATTCTAATCCTGATTACCTCAATAAAAGTTGCTAAGAATTCTCCGTTCGTCAACTCCCTGGAAGTACCAAATACCTTCTTAAGTACAGAGGGATCAGCACACGCAAACGTCCGTGCGTGACGAATACCTCTTTCAACTCTTGTGGCCTTTGTGTTATTCCTTTTGGCAACAGTAGGATATAAATCTGTAGTTAGGCTATAAATTGCATCTGGCTTTTCTTGGAGATATTTGATGGCAGCTTTAATGTACTCATATCCTCTTATATGAGCCGGAACTCCTAACTCTCGAAGAGTGTTGATGACTTCCAGGTCGAATTGATCCAGTTTTTCCAATTGAGCCCCCTCCTTTACTTTTCAATCCAAACTTCCACTTCCCAGACCCCGAATTCCAGAGCCTCCCGTCGGTTCTCAATATAAATATCTAACCTATTCCCTCGGATTGCTCCCCCTCGATCTGTGACTGTGTACCTATTCTGCAGCTCCGGAATATAGATTTCGGTCCCGAAAGCTATCTCTGGGTCGGCAGCTATGGTCCTGCCCTCTTCAACCCGTTCCCCGCTAGCTGTTATGCCTTTTCCGTCCATCCCCGCGTCATGAGCGCTGTAGGCCGTAACAATCATGATTCGGCGTTCATGCTTTGGCGCTGCACTACGGCTAATCGGCATTGCAGGGACCGACACCGGCGGGGATTGCTTGATTGATGGCGGCAGCTCCGGGCAAATAGCATCCAGTGGAGTAAGACATAGGATCACTGCTACCAACGGGATAACAAAAATCTTTCGAACTTCTAATCACTCCTATCATGGATAGCTTTTCAACATGGGCACATACGATGGCAAACCGGCATTGTTGGTAGTCTCTCAGCCCTGTGCATCCGCCACAGGTTTGCAGGTGACTGATAAATCGTACATATAAGCTCACCGGCGCGCCCTCCCTCGCCTTGCTAAATAAGGGGTAAACAACACCGTATTAAGCCCGAGTGCCCAGCAGCCAGTCTTATCGCGTTCCCACCGGACTCCGCAGACGCGACAGCGGGCAACGGTTTTGCGCCTGCGAAAACTTATAGCCTGTCCACACAAACAAGTCGGGACCAGCATAGGGCCTCACTCCTCTGCTGCTTTTTTCTCCTCCGGGATAGCTATTTCAGACAATCTGCCGCACTCGCCGACTCTGTGAAACTGATTCGCGAAAACAAGTATTGAGTTGCGCATTTTCAGGTATTCGGCGTCATTACACTGCATAGAGCAGAGGTGGTATGCCAGTTGTGCACCTAAGCGTTTGTCAATTTTCCAGCGTAATCCACCGCATCTAAGTGGTAAGCAAGAGAAATCGAGATCGGCCCCGCTGAGATTGGCCTCGCTGAGATTGGCCTCGCTGAGATCGGCCCTGCGGAGATTGGCCCCGCTGAGATCGGCCCTGCGGAGATTGGCCCCGCTGAGATCGGCCCTGCGGAGATTGGCCCCGCTGAGATCGGCCCTGCTGAGATCGGCCTCGCTGAGATTGGCCCCGCTGAGATTGGCCCCGCTGAGATCGGCCTCGCTGAGATTGGCCCCGCTGAGATCGGCCCTGCTGAGATTGGCCCCGCTGAGATCGGCCCTGCTGAGATCGGCCTCGCTGAGATTGGCCCCGCTGAGATTGGCCCCGCTGAGATCGGCCTCGCTGAGATTGGCCCCGCTGAGATTGGCCCTGCGGAGATTGGCCCCGCTGAGATCGGCCCTGCTGAGATCGGCCTCGCTGAGATTGGCCCCGCTGAGATTGGCCCCGCTGAGATCGGCCTCGCTGAGATTGGCCCCGCTGAGATCGGCCCTGCTGAGATCGGCCTCGCTGAGATTGGCCCCGCTGAGATTGGCCCCGCTGAGATCGGCCTCGCTGAGATCGGCCCTGCTGAGATCGGCCTCGCTGAGATTGGCCCCGCTGAGATTGGCCCCGCTGAGATTGTAATCCAAAATCGCTTTTTTGCAGCCGTTTTGCAGGAGTTCCAGCACTTCGACTCTGTTAAACTCTTTTTGATGCCCGATAACCTCAAAATATTTAGCTTCGACCCAAAATGCTCCAGTTCGCCCTTTGGCGTGCTCAATGATCTTTATTTTGATTTGCTCACCGTTTACTCCAGTGACAACGCCCTTGGTCATGTTCTCATCGGTCATGCCGTACTGGATGCTTGCCTCTGGTTTCCCTTTTACAAAATCCCCAGCTTTAATATCCACATCAATTTCCTCCTCACGCGATAATCCCAGTAGCAATAAATATCCTTCGAGCTTTTAGATAGCTCCGAAATGACCTGACCGAGCCGGCAAAACTATCCAGCCCAAGCTTGTCTGGTGCATCCCCACCGGATTGTGCTATACTATGTTCAAGTGTAATTTTTAGCTGGTCTGTCGGGCATTGCCGTGCCTGGCAGATTTTTTTGTTGGCTTGCATTTAGGTCACCTCCTCCTTAGATTTGTTTTCCTTAAGAAAATCAGCCTTAATGCGCTTCTTAGGCAATCTAAGTAAAACCATTGCCCCAAAATCATCCAAACAACTTTCGCCCTCGATAGCTTCCGGAGGTACCAATATTTCGCATGTGATTCGAAAACACTTTTTGCCCTTACTCGGTGAATAAGTTGATTTGGGGTTAATTGGCGCTAAACACATGATGCTGTCAGGATATTTTTTTAGAATAACCTCTGTTACGTTTTCAGCATCCTTGGGACTAATGTCGATATGGCAAGTACTCATGGTTTCATCTCACTTTCTCCCATAGCTTCTAGGGCCCTGCGCCAGCACTCGCTACAATTAGGCGTTTCGCTACAGCCAAGGAAGTCCTGGAAGTCATCCTCCAAGCCAACCGTACTTGGGCAATGGGGTATGTTATTCATCGATTCCAGGACCTTTTCAAGCTGCAGCTTTAGGCGTTTATTTTCAGAGTTAAGTATTGAAATCTCCTTAGGGCTAAACCCTGTTTCCTCGTAGCCTGCAAGTGCTTCGAAGGACGCCTGCACACATTTAAGTGTGTTGTATGCTCCATCAATGGCCTGCTCGTGGTCCCTGACTCCGACCAAATACGGCATACCATTCTTAGGGCTCCTGGCAGTTAACCGTTCGTCCATGGTTTTCACCTCCGGTTCAAAAATCACAATACGCCTCTTCGGCCTCCCACTCAGTATGAAAATCCATTTCCGCTACCATCAGCGTTTCAAGCTGACTGATGGTCTTTTGATCAAGTCCAGCCTCCTTGGCCGCCAGGATCATGTAACCGATTGCGGCTGCGTTGGTCATGGGGGGTTCGCCTCGCTTTCACCGATACGTTCTTTGCTCTTAGCCATTGCTTCGCTTACCTTTTTGCGAACATCAATTGCGAATTCTTTATTTTCGGCTTCAACGCTATCCGCATAAGCTAAAGCTGCAACCCTAGCATTGGGGTCCTTGTCCAATCGAAGAACAAGGTAAATGCCTTCTGGGTCTACATCTTCAAAAACAGGTTCAGGAAAACAATGACATTCATCTACTGACCTTGCCGCACAATGGCATGTATATCTTTCTCCTACACATTTCTGGATTTTGTATTTGTTTTTCCAACCTCCGTTTTTGTATCCCATTGGTTTCACCCTCCCCCCTGCACTACGCAGGGATTTGCGCGTCATCAAACGTTTGCGTGGAGTAAATCGTTAAACTCAGATCGTCGCTATCATATCTAAGCCATTGCACTGTCTCGCCGTTTTTGCCCTCACGGATTGGCGTCGGGCAAATCTCTCCGCCAACAATGCGTTCGACGGCGGTGACTACTGGCATCATGTCGGCATCGGTTGTCCCGTGAACATGGATACCACAGTAATCTTGTCGTTGACTGATATTAATGCTCCCTACCTCCGGCATAGCTTTGAGTTGGAATAGGTCCAGGATCTGTTGATCTGTGAGTTGGGGCATTGGGTGCACTCTCCTTTCTGTTACAGGGTTTTCCCCCTATCTGTCGAATAGTGGTAATTGTCCGGATTTCCAAAATTCGATCATGAGAGGAGGGTTGTAATATGGTAGAGACAAGCCAAAAGATTCATGATCTCACATTGCTCTTTTTGAGCCAGAACCTAAATGCCAGCGGGTTATCCGCAGCGGAACTCACCAAATTGTACTTGGAAACCGAAAAAGAAATCTCCGCTGTTTTCAAAGAATCAAAAGGACCCGGAGTATCATTTAAACCTTAGAGGGACTTGTTATACTCAATCCCTAACGAGATGTACCTTTGAAGCCGATCATGCAATTCGTTAAGATGCGCTGGGTCGGCATTTTCTTTTATCGCTTGTACAGCTGCTTCAACCTGGTCCTGGATGACTGCTGGCAATACTTTCTTTTCTAGGTTTGCTATGCGCTCTTGAAGTTGTTTGACTTGATCTTCCATCCTTTCTCACCTCCTTTCCTTATGTGATGCCGTTTCGCTCATAGAGCTGGGACTCCGGATTGAGTAAGAGCTTGCTCATGCGCCCCTCCTCTCTCTGCCTCCTCCTTGAGTAATTGCTTAAGCACTAAACCTGCTAACAAATCGATCCCTCTTTCAGGGTTAGGGTGTGGGACGAAATTGACGGTAAGATTAACCGTGATCTCTTGTGTCTTAGGTGACATTCTCTTACTCCTCCCTTACTTATTAGCTCTTGCCCCGAGAGGCTCGCTTCTTTCTTTATCACTATTAGTTATATTATAGGGTAAAAAAATATTCTCCAATGTACAATTAAATAGTTTGGCCATTTTGATAGCAAGAGTGGGGCTTGGCTTTTTCACCCCTTCCTCCATTTGATACATCATCCCTGCACTTATTTTCAACTTTTCAGAAGCTTCTTTCGCTGTTTTAATCCCAGCCTTTGTTCTTAACTGAGTAATGTGATTTGCCATTCTCTCACCACCTTTATGGTTATTTTATAACTAAAAGAGATAATAATCAAGCGTAATTATAACCAATAGTGATTAATCGGGAGCTATTTCCTCGAGAATGCTCTATATAGCTTTATTTATCTCGATATATCACTAAAAGTTATATTGATATATTTATAACTATCGGTTATAGTTATAACCAGAGGTGATAATAATGATCGGAAGCAGGCTAAAGGAACTCCGAGCCAAAAAGCAGATTACGCAAGAAGAGTTAGGTAAAATTGCCGGGGTGACTACTTCAATGATCGGCATGTATGAGATTGATGCAAGAAAACCAAGCTTTGAAGTAATAGAAAAAATAGCTGATTATTTTAATGTTACCGTTGATTATATCTTGGGGAGGGAAAGTAGTGCTGAGAATGAAAAGTTAAAACCTCTTACCCCAAAAGAAGAAAAGGATATCGCTAAGGATCTAGAAAAAATGTTATCCAACCTAGAAAGTGAGGATTCTCTCGCTTTTATGGGTGAGCCTATGGATGATGAAACTAAAGAACTTATGAAAATATCTCTTGAAAACTCCATGCGCCTTGCAAAACAACTTGCAAAGAAAAAATTCACCCCGAAAAAGTATAAATGACGCTTTGACGGAGGCTTTACATGGATATTAAAGAAAAAGTGGACAAGCTTACACGCAGATACCATACAAATGAGCCGTTTGAAATTGCTGAACGCAAAAATATCCCCATCATCATCGAACCATTAGGCGATATCTGGGGGTATTGCCATAGTTACAAGCGAATGCAAATCATTCACCTTAACAGCGAATTGGATTATATTGATCAGCGTTTCAGCTGCGCTCATGAATTAGCACATATTATCCTTCACCCAAGGATTAATACTGGTTTCCTCCGGATGCATACCTTCTTTTCCGTCGAGCGAATCGAACGAGAGGCCAATTGCTTTGCGGTAGAATTACTTATACCAGACTCGATGATCAGATCCTATGAGCACATATCCCGATCCATCTATGAGATGGCCTCAATTTGCGGGGTGCCAGAGGAACTGGCAGATTTGAAAAAGATTGAGAATCAGCGCACTAAATTTTTTTACCCTTTTCCCTGAACATACGTTCTATTTATTGAGAAAGGAGGATACATAATGAAGAAAATTCGCATCCGCGCGGCACTCTACGCACGTTATAGCTCAGATAATCAACGTGAAGAATCTACCATAGCTCAACTTCGAGCAGGACGGGAGCATGCTAAGAAAAAAGGCTATTTAATAGTTGCCGAATATAAGGATGAAGAAATAACCGGCAGATATGATCGACGGGATGATTTTCAAAAGATGATTCGTGATGCAAAGCATGGTCTCTTTGATGTAATTATCATACACAAATTTAACCGTTTCGCTCGCAATAGGTATGACTCAGCCATATATAAGCGCATGTTAAAAAAGGCCGGAGTTCGCGTAGAAAGCGTACTACAGCCTTTAGATGATTCTCCTGAATCAATCTTATTAGAAGCTCTATTGGAAGGAATGGACGAGTATTATAGCTTAGATCTTGCCCGAGAGGTCATGAAAGGCATGTTCGAAAATGCGGAGCAGGGAATACACACTGGAGGGAGACCTCCTTATGGACTAAAAGTCAATCCAGATACTCATAAGTATGAAATTGATGAAACCAGATACAAAGCTGTCCAGATCTACTTTGAAGGACGAAAAGACGGGATATCGCGTAAAAACATTGCTGAAAAGCTTAATACTTTAGGGTATAGGACACAAACCGGGAAAAAGTTTACTAGGGACAGTTTTTATGGCTGGGATACTAATAGAAAATATAATGGTGACTACGTATTTAATGTGGCTAGTTCTAAAGATGTCGATGGCCGACGTAATACCAGCAAAAAGAAACCCATTGAAGAACAGGTTATTAAAGAGGGAATCATCCCTAAAGTCCTCGACTCTAAACTTTTCGGGGAAGTGAATGAATTGATAAAGAAGAATAAATATAAGCCTGGCCGAATGAAGGCCAAAGTAAACTATTTACTTACAGGGAAAGTCTTCTGCGGAAAATGCGGAGCATCGTACAATGGGAACTCTTATCGAAATTCTAAAAGTAAAGAAAATACCCTCTTATGTTATTATAAGTGTTCTGGAAAATGCAAAAACCCAAGTATGCGGAAGGATGATCTTGAACACATAATAATTAACCAGCTCTCCGTTCATTGTTTCTCTAAAGAAGCTATGGACAATATTGTCATAAGGGTCAAAGAACTTTATCAGGAGCGTAGAAAGGAAACTCAGGACGATATTGGTCCGATCAAGAAGGAGATAAAAGAACTTGAGTCTACTATTGAAAATTGGATGCAAGCATTAGGAAAAGGTATAAGGGGCCTTGAAGAAAGAATTGTAGAAGCTCAAAATAAAATTGATCTTTTCCATGAAGAACTGGATCATATAAATATGCTTCAAAAAGAAACAGAAATAAACGATAAAATGATTTACGACTTATTAAAAGAAAAAAAGGATGCTCTCTATTCCGATGATGAAAACGAAAAGAAGAGCATCCTTCAAGAATATGTAGATAAGGTTATAGTTAACCCTTCAGATAATATCAACACCTTTGACCTAGAAATAACCTACAGGGTTTTTAATGGTGGAGGCGAGGGGACTTGCACCCCTGTATCGAAGAACGACCACAAAAGCGTCTACGCGTGTATCCTTTATTTTAAGTTTCGCCAGTCGTGA